AATGAAAAATTGCGCTTTTCTTTTAATATTTAGCATCCGACTTTACCGCCCTTGTAGATTGATTCTTTTTTAGAGTCTGGTGATTTGATTTGTAGCATGGCCTCACCAATAGCCATGATGAGCGCTACTGCACCATCTATTTTATTAATATCTTTTTGTTTTACTGGCTTAACCACATCATCATTACCTTGGTAATGCTTACCTATAACATTTGATATATGCCAAGTTAGAATTGGGTTGCCGTCATGGTGAAAACGACCTGAGTTAATCGCCGCTTCCAATTCTTTCATTGGGTCTGAAAGGTTTGTGAAATTCTGCATGATAGTCACAACTTCTAAACCTTCATCTGCAAGATGGTGGCTTAAGTTAGTTGCACCATGCGGATCAAGTGGTACTGATATACACGGGGTTTCTAAATGACTTGCAATCACATCATCTTTAATTTGCCGATAATCTATTTCGGCGCCATCTGTTACGCTTAAGTAACCTTGATTTAGAAAGCGCTGGAACAATTCTTCGAGTTGTTTATTTTCGTTGTTAAACACCTGCTCATATGGCACCCAAAATTGCGGGGCAATACAATACCAATGAGTTTTACCGTTAATTTCTTTCCAAAATAGACGAACCTTCGAGTTCATATCTATTTTGCGAGCCAAGTCGAGCGCTTGAACACAATCAACCCCACGGAAAAAATCAATACTAAGGTCTTTGTCTTCGCACTCCTTCCACCTTTCCATGTTGAAATAGGCCGATTTAGCACTGGCCCACATGTTTAAATGCTTCGTTTTAAAGGTGTTAGTAAAGTTAGGACTGTTTATTGCTTTTTGTTGCTGGGCCAATAAGAAATCGGCCTTAACGCTAATGCCGTAATTAGGGTTAGCTTTTTTTAAAATTGCTGGATCAGTCCAATCATCGCCCTCGTCGATTCCATACAGCAAACCAAACAAGTGATCGTCTTGCGTACCGTTTAGCATTGCTTTAACTCGCAACTCTAAATCGAAACACGGACTCATTAAATTAGTACCGGCTGTGGTGATAACCAATGTCATTGGCTGTTCACGCGAACCCATACCAGTATCGAATGTATCGTACTGCTCGCTTGTGTTGTGTTCGTGGTATTCATCCACGATTGCAATGTGCGGTGAACTACCATCGCCAGGTTGACCGATCACAGGCTCGAATACTGAACCATCACTGCGGGTTAATTTCTTTGCATGAAGTTGCAAACCAAATCGCTTTCGCAGTTTCGGTAACTTTATGGCCATTAGCCTTGCTGGCTTAAAAACCTCCCAAGCTTGCTTTTCATTTGTAGCACCGCAATAAACTTCACTGCCGTATTCTTCATCGGCACAAATACCATATATACCGACACCTGCGGCAATAATCGACTTGCCATTTTTACGAGGTACCTTAAGCATCACCTCGCGAAAACGGCGCTTACCCGTTTTCTTTACCACCCAACCAAATGACACAGCAAAGAAAAACAACTGCCATGGCTCAAGTGATATTTTTAGTTTTTTTCTCGCCCATTCACCTTTAGTGTGAGGCATTTTCTGAATGAATGAGCAAATGCGTTCTGCCTTTGCTTTGTCAAACCGAAATTTAAAATTAGGGTCTTTTTCTTTTGCGAGTTCGTCTAGATGACGCTGGCATGCAAGTATTACTTCACGGCAATTTGGTATTTTTCCCGCCACAACGTCACGGGCGTATTTGTTTGCCGCATTAACGTTAGGGAAAGTGGCCATATTTTAATACTCTTTGAAATCATCCTCGTCATCTTCTTCGCCTTTGTCTTTGCCACCGCTCAGCATTCGGGCGCGGGCCATTGGTGTTAATCCCAATTGGCTGGCCAATTTTAAAGATTGGTTAGTGAAAATATTATGCGCTGTTACGTAAGGATGAAGTTTTAAGCTTCCCGCACTCGTCACATCAGTTAAGTTCTTTAAGTCTGCGAACTGTGCTTCCAGCTTAATAATTTTACTGATCGCATTGCAGTAATTTATTAGATGCGGGATATCCTCTGAAGCAAATGATTTTCTTTCAAACATAATCCCGAGGTTTGAATGCCAGGCGTCAATCGCATGATTATCTAAAAGCAGTTCTTTAGGGCAGTTGGGTTTTCGGGTAATCGAAGTGTCACCAACAGACAAACCGCCTTTAATATTTCCACCGCCTGGCGCTCTACTTCCTGCCATTTTTCACCTGCAACAAAAGTAAATTAAATGATCGAGATATGATCACAGGTTGATCAAATTCCAATTCTTATTATTTGCGTATAAAAATTTGACTGGATGGCGGTACTTAGAATAGGGGGTTTGCTGAACAATTTTGACCCCCCTACCCATCTAAGAATTCAGATTTATTGCGGTATGCCCGTATTTTTCGAGTATCGCTTTAACTGTTTTGTTCTTTTCCCATCCAGTTTTGAAATTTGCACACGATTCACAGAACCAAGAAAGGTTTGATAGCTCTTCGGTACCACCTTTTGCAACCGGTACAATGTGCTCACAGACAGAACCAGATTTAACAATTGGTTTTGGCTGAGTAAGACAGTTCATGCACAAACATCTAGCTTTTGTTTTAACTATCTCGCGTGTGTGCTTGTATTCCTTTGTTTGATATACACGCTTGCCTTGGCGCTGCTGCTGCTTCTGATACTTACCCCAGCTTGCTAGGTGTGCATGTTCCTCACAGTAACCGTGGCGCTGTGTTGTTTTGTTACCGCAACCTTGTTCGCGACAACGCTTTGGTATAGCTGCTGGCATCTTAACCACCTTAAATATTTGATGAATACTTTTTAAATACTCATTAAGTATTTAATTGGTCACTCCCTTGGTACTTTGTTAGTCAGTGGCTTTAAAGCCTATCGCTCGCACGACGGCGGGCAGTAAGTTACTAAGTTGGTTCACCAAGGGAGTGTTAATTACTTCTTGTCTTGCTCTAATGCACTAAGTCGCTGCTTGATTAATGCTAAGTCAGTTTCCATACGAGATTGCCAAATAGTAGAGTCATTAAACTTCTTCTGTAGGTCTTCAAGTATTACTGACTGATTAGCTAAACGTTCCTCAATGCGGGCGTACTGCAGTTGGTTTTGGTTCACTGTCAAAGCAACCCAACAAAGAACACTAACAATCACAGAACCAAGCACAAAGAGCGCAATCTTTTCAAAGTTAGAGTCATTATTATTGTTTGCTGTGCTCATGCTTGGCTCGCCATTGTCTTAGTGCAGCTTTGTCTAGGTTACAAAGCACGTTGGTGTTGTGGGCTTTAACTGCGAAAGTTAGCAGTTCGCGGTTGGTATTAACTGGTGATTGACTTGCAGTGCAGTCATTAAGGAGGTGCAACGGTGGCAGCACCGGCACTTGTTTCGTTATCGTGATCACCTGTGGTTCGGGTGGCGTCATCGAACACGCGCTTAATGTTAAGAGGTAACTTAGTGTTACCCCAATCTTGATTAGCTGGCTCATTAATAAAGACCTCTTTTAGCTTAGTTTGCACAACGGTTTGTTGTTCTTTCACATCACTAAAATCAGCAAGATAATCATTAAACATTTGCTCTTGCTGCTTAAGATCAGAGCGCAAGGCACGTTTATCTTGCTCGCTTTGATACAACTCAGCTTCGTAAACACTTACTTGTTTTTGCAAGCGTTCGTTGGCGCCTGTTAGATTTTCGATTGTATCAACTGCAGTGTCGTACTTATTGACCAGAACAACTGCGCCAGCTGTTGCGGCCAGCGCTACTGCAATCATGAGTGATGATTTATTTAGAAACATGCGAACCTCGCTTTTATTTGTAACTGGTACCGTCTTATGTGCTGCACGTACTCAATCGTTTCGCGCGAGTGATGGCCAGTGACTTGTGGTAAATACTGAATGATGTGAGGGTAAAGAGTTTCACCACCACTAAGCTTTTGCGCCTTTAAACAGTTACCTGCGCCAGCGTTATAATTACAAAGCGCTAGGTTTTCTCTGTCATATTCTGGCCTTGGGGATGACCAGAAAGAATACTGTTGCTGCATATAACGTGCTGCAACTAATATCGACAACTCAGCATTAAACGGCGAACCGGCTATTCCTAATTTAGCGGTTTGCTCTTGCCAAGTAGCGGGCATAAATTGGGCCACTCCCTGTGCGCCCACGGGGCTTACTGCATCTACACGGAAACGAGACTCTTGCCACAACTGGGCTTTTAAAAGGTCAGGATCACGACCAGGGCTAAAACGTTTAACAGCGCTTTCTATCTCTTTATCAAATCGACAATCAAGAGATAACTGAGCCGAATAAGAGTGCAGCGGCAATAGCGTACATACCAAACAGCACAGATAAAGCCATATAGTTTTTATCATTGCGGCAATCCTGAATTAACTTATCAAGCGTGTAACCGTTGCGGTTATTGATAAACCTAACTGCAACATGGAATAAAACAAAAGCAATTAAAGCTAATAAAAGGTTGTAACCTGCGCCGCTTATAAACGTTGTTGCAAAACTCATTAGTATTCACCTGTTAAAATTTGTTTAGCTAATTCTTCTGCTCTAAATTCAGGTTTGAATGTCAGAACAATTGACGCTGCTGCTTCAAAATTGTTTTGTTTGAACGCGGTAATTAAGTTTTCTTCACGACAAAAGCGCGGGAACGTAAGCCAATAAGCAATGCTTAAAATTGTTTGCTGGCGCACATAATTAAATTGATTGAGGTCTAAACACTGATATACCAGATCGCGTAAATTCATTAAGTCTGATGCAAGCAGCTGTTCGGCTTCATCTTCGGTGATTGGGTTATTGTCAAAATCGCGGTGCAAATAGTCAGGTAATGGCTCTGCATTTAAGTCGTGGCCGTAACCAATCAAACACTTTGAGTTTGAATGCCACACGCACTCATAAAAACCCGCGTGGCGTTTTAATTGTTCAATTAAATTCATCATGGCGGGCCTACGTTCAGGCACAAAAAAAGCCCAACCGGTTAGGGTTGGGCTTAGCAAGTAACGTGCATAAGTATCGGGTATCTTTCAGTTATTATCTAGGAGGCTTTGTATACAGCTTTACCACCTTGGCAAGAACAATACATTTTTATGCCAAAGCTGTAAACCACATTTTGTGAATTTTTATCATAAAACCACACTTTTGCGTTATCACTGACAAGCCAAATGGCTTTTATCTTACGCTTAACACAACTCCATTTAACCGCATTAACCAATAGCATTAAATTAGTTGATAGTCTTTCCTATCAGTCATCGGTTTAATATCCTCACGGAATATTCGCCCTCATTAGAGGTCATACCTACGATGGTATCTTTGGCGCACCCAACCCGAAACGCTCGCCTTAAGCCAACTATAAAAACTAGCTTACAGCGAATTTTTCTCTGCGAATTTAACTAAGTGCTGCTCTTTAACGTCTCGCACTAAAATACCTAGATCTATACCTAAGTCAACTAAATGTGCGGCGCGATTGTAACCTATCCTTAAGCTACGCTGCACCCGTGAAATACCAAACAACCCAGTAAGCCCTGCGCTGCCTTTAAGGCCCTTTAATGCTTCTAAGTCTTGCTCTTTATATTGGTTAAGTGTTCTACCAGCCATATCTATAACACCTATAAGTTAGTGGATAATTCAACACCTGCAGAAAAGCCAATCCACAATGTATTTATGGTTTCGTCAGCATAGCCCTCTTTAATATCAAATAGAGCTATCCTAGATTTGATACCCTCACCAAATTGGCAAATAAGCCATTGTTCGAAAAGGTCTTTATTTTCCATTAATTTGTATTCCAATACCCTGTTACGTGTTCAAAACAACGCGATGCATTGCTTTACCTGTATCATTAGTGCAATCTTCATCATTGACTACAGTAACGCTATTTACATTTTCTGAATCGCCAGTATCGTAGTCATGCAAAGCGAAGCCAACTTGTGCGCTCTGAGGCATCTTCTTTAACTCTTTAATCAGATCTTTTACTGTCAGTGACATAATTTGTATTTACCCCTTATCTAGAATTTCAGTTTTATGCTTAGTCATTTCCGACTCGTATATGGCTACTAGGTCGTAATAGTCACCAACACTTATCGGTGGTTGCGCAATCAAGGCATCTAGTGTCTGGTTGTAGAGTTCATTCCTTCCGACTATTGACAAACGTTCCTTTTGGATGTGGATAACATCAATCATTGTTGTAGTCGCATCTAAACTTCTAAACCCAATTATTGCTGCACTAATAGATGCAGCCAACACCCCAATAATAAGCACATCTTTCAGTTTCATGCCCGAATTCCAATTAACCATACTGTTCCTCGGCCCATATTTTCCAATCAAAACCACACTCACAGTTGCCATTTTCGTCTTGCAGTTCCGCGTCAGTCTCGCATGTAGGGCAAAGAGGGGTTTCAATTTTTATCTTTGTACCTACAGGCCAACGAGAAGAACAAATGTGTACTTCTTTTTCAGCCGTTGATTCCATATCACCTTGACAGCTCATTTCTATAAACTTCTCGTGCTGATCGTCAGCGTAGATGTCAGCTTTAACTTCACCCCAAGCTGTTACGTCATAATTAATATTAGCCATAGCATTTATTCCCAATAATTAATTTGCTTCACGTTGCAACTTATCAATTTCAGCGGCAATTAAAGCGCCAGCTTTTGTTAGCTCTCTGATGCGAGAACTGTGATCATCATCACTGCCCAACTTTAAATAAGACATTTCCCAAGGCCAGTGTCTCAATGGTTTATTTACTTCTACGCAAGTTCTAAACTGATTTCTTAAAAAAGGTGAACTTGTTGCTGCAGTTGCATAAGTAATTGCAGCCATTACTAAGGTACCTTTTTTGTAATTATCATCATGTTCCGATGTATAACCTTCAACTTCCAATTGGCGGGTACGTTCGTCAAAAATTAATTGCGCGCCTGATTTAGCCGCTATCAATTTGGTTTGGATTGGTACAGCAAAAAGCGCAATTGGCCCATCGTCAGTATCATGGATTGATAGCAAGAAAGAATCTGGTGCGTCACATGACGGTAGCCAATCAGAACAATCACAAATCCCCCCGTCAAACCATTTGTCGTTTAGTTCATCTGAAGCACTGTGTTCAAAACTATCAATGAAATGCGTAATACCGTTTGATTTAAACCATGCGGCAATCTCTGCCTCGGCAACACCTTCCCCCCACTCGGGCAAGTCAGGGTGAACCCACCAACCATTTTCATCGCGATTAACTTCTGTAGCTTTAATAGCCATAACATACCCCTTCAATTTAATTTAGTGTGACCTGTCACAGTCTCAGCGGATTACCTAGTATTGATACTGCGCAATCTGGCGAACCTTTATAAACACCACCGCATGATTGCGTGAGTGGTAAATTACATTTACTGCAAGGGCGCTTTAACTGCTCGGTTAAGCGCTCGTTATCTCGACGTATTAATGTCGAAATGTATTCATCGCGCGTGTAAGGATCATTACCTTTACCCGCACGTACCTGGCAAAGGTTGTCGAGTACTTCACGCTCCGATTCAGATAGCTTTACCGAAACCTCTTTAACCCCTAAGTTCTGAGCCTTAGCGCGTTGCTTGCGTTTTCTATCTCGCGCTGCTGCTCGCTTGGCTTCTGGTGAACTGTTCATGACCGCTCAAGCTCTAGTAAATCAATAAGCCAACTAAGGCCGTAGGCAGAACCAACCACAACAAGGGCGCATAAAACCAACACACCTAGACCTAATGCAATATCAGTCGGCTTTAAAATAGTGTCGTCGTTATTCATGGCCAGCACCCGCACGCGGTTTACCCGTTGGCCCTTGGTCTGGGCCAAGCTCCGAAAATAGCGCTACATTCAACAACTGCTTAACATGCACATCGTGGAACAAATCGATTATTTCTTTATTGTTCTTGCTCGCTATCATGACTTGCGGGCGTTTATCGGCTTGAATTCTCATATCTTTTTCAACCATTTCACTGGCCAACTGCAGTGCAATGTCTTCTAACTTCCACCCGTTCGGATTAGTCGCACTCATTAAAATTGGTGTATTACGCGGCTGGGCTTGGGTTTCTAGCTGTTCAATAAGCTTAAGCGCATTACCCCACAGTTCAGCAAGGCCAGTTGAACCACACCTTTGCATTCTGTCTTGCTCTACGGTGATGTGTTTTTTTAGTAATTTAATTTCATCTGTGTTCATAGAAACCTCGTTAGTTTTATTCATTGCAAACCAGTTATGTTTACGGCGTTTTGGGGAACTGCTCATTACTCACCCCAAGGGTCGCGTAATTCTTTTCTTAACCTCTGAGCATCTAACTTGAGTTCAAGTTCTTCTCTGAGTGTTAAACCTCTTTGTATGTTTTTGGCCGTGGCCACCACTTCTTTTTGAGGCTTTGGTAACTTTTCTGGCTTCTCTTTTGGTTTTATAGATAGCGGTTTCCGCACCTGCTTTTTGGCGTACTTGCCGCTCGGTACATACGCTTTACGATCACAGCCACAGCCTTTTACATTGCCTAAGTTGCACTTGCGAACTAATCGCTTGGTACCGCAAACACACTCGCAATAAAATTGCTGACCGCCTTGTTTATCTTTTTCGCCCTGTTTAACCACAGTCCAGTTATTGAACTTATCGCCAGGTGATACTAATCCTGTTGCCATGTTATACCTCTGCTCTCTTAAACTTTTCTTGGTGGGGCCATCATTGGCGGCGGGGTTGTTGCTCTTGGCTGATAACCAACAAACTGTAAGTTTGGCTGTATAACGCGGCGCTTAACTTCAAGGTCAATATTTACTGAGTCACGGCCAAGTGAGAACGCGATCACAACTGCTGCAAGGCAAATAAGCGCTAAAACAGAAATAGCGGCCATTAGCTCTATTGGGGTAAATGAGATCATGATGCGTTTCTCCGTTTTTTAATTTCACCCTCTAAAACTGAGTAATCAAGAGAAGTGGGTAACTGAGTCTCAGCTGAAATAAGCTCCATTAATCCGTTCGCAATTTCAAAAAGTTTAAGCGAGGCCAAAAGCTCATCTTTTTGTCCAAGCGGGTGGTTCAAAATAATTGCCGCTGAAAGGAACTTTTCCATGCTCATTACATAAAAAGGAGGAGTGCGTTTTATTAAATTTGATTTTTTTAATTTGGTGTACTTGATTAATGATATTGAACTGACTAAATCAAGTTCTGCTCTAATAATTTTATATCCATCATAAAGATTTACATGCTTAGCTAAATCGGCATTATTGGCTTTTGATGCCGTCAAAAAGTTAAAAGCTCTTTTAAATAAATTAATCATGCGCTGCATTCTCCCAACCACTTAAGCGGTACCCCAAACGACATAAAGGTGATCATTCGACGCCTTTCCTCTAAATCGGCTAAGGTGTGTGCTGTTCTACCAAACTTCCTAGCCGACTTAACGACCTGCATTTCAAAGTCCAATTGTTGATGAAAATAAATAGACTTTTCTTCCTCAAACAAAGGTCGTTTAAGCACCTGTTTAATGGCTACCGTTAGCTTGCTTAATTTCATATAACGTCTTCCTTCCTGTAAATTGCCCCAAATGCGCCCTAACCCACACCACACAACGGATTAATTAAGCGCGTTAAAATCGTATGATCTTGTCTCTGTCTTGGTTTCACATTCCGTTTTCACTGCATGTAAATGGTCAGCCCAGCGCGCCAAAGCTTCTCTTTTTATAGGTGTTGGATCTTCTTGCAAGTACGTTTGCTGCAGGTCTGTTAATTTGTGATTTAATAGCAGTTCAGCCACCACTGAATCGATACCAATAATCAACCAGCGACCACGGCAAAACTTTCTCAAATCGTGGGCGCTCCACTTCTTATTGCTCACTTGGTTTACTAGCTTGCTTGCATCACTTTCAGAGATTGGCCCGCGCTTTTTGGCTGGAAAAATGTATTTACTACGGTTGGTTTTTAGGCTTCTCTTATGCCAATCGATTAACGTTTTAAGCGCGTGATCAGTGAGTGGTATGACATGCTCAGTCGTTTTGGTTATTTCTTCTGGTAAAGTGATCAAGTTATGGGTCGTATCTATGAACTCCCACTTTAACTGGCGGGTTTCACCTATGCGGGTACCATGCAACAACATAAACCAGCACATCATTTCGGCCATGGTATTAGGCTTTAATAATGACAACGCAAGTTCTGGCTCGTTACCAATCGACAAGCGGGCTTTTTTTGGCTTGATTGCTGTTTGAATGAATGATTTAAACGTTGTGTCTTTTAATGGGTTGCGCTCTATTAACTCGGTTTTTTCTGCTTGATCAAAGGCGCGTTTTAGTAGTTGAAAATGATGGCGAATAGAGCTCAATGCATAATCATCATTTTGCATTGGCCAAATCAAGTGGTTTTCACATTCAACATTAGAGAACGTGGCTAATTCGCACTGACCTAACTTTGGTATTAAGTGGGTTTCTATCGTCGACTTTATATTAATACGGCGTTTTTCAGATATTGTTTTATCTGCTTCTTGACGACTCGAAAACCATGCTAATAATTCGCTAACTGTTTCAAATTGATTGGTAATAACGGGTAAATCTAATTGATGCTTCGTCATTAAATCTGGCACTAGCTCAAGCATTTTTTTACAGTTGAATAAAGGCCATACTCCAACTTTATGCCAATTGCCTGATTTAAAGTCGACTAAAAACCATGAGCCTGTTTTACGTGATGCATGCATTCTTAGCACAAGCGGATAGCGCGGATCACGAAACCGATTAAACCCAGCGCTAACTTGCTGTTTTATTAGGTTGTCTGTGAGGTTAGCGCGGTAATGGCTCATTATTTAATCACACCTTATTAAGAAAATTTGTGGATAACTAAAACGTGTATTGCTGTTCGATTTCTTTTAAAGCTTTCATATCTTCATGAACGCGGCGGCGGCGAACCTTCGCAGGATCAGCTTTTGTTAGGATTTGTCGCGAAGGGCGTTTCCAACCTGAATACGGTGTATAGTTTTTGTGTAAAGGCTCTAAAAATTGTTCTTTCATTTCATATCTCCACTGGCAATTAAACACCCCGTTAACCACTCACGGGCCTCAGCTAAGCGTCGGTTATAAGTTCTTAAACTCATACCAAGCCTTAGCGCTCTATCAACTCGTTTCGCATCTACTGGTAAGTTCTTTATGAGCAATGCGCCGTATTCATAGCGACACACAAGCACAGCGTTCTTGTTTTTTTCTTTTAACCGCGAAAGCGCTGACTCAATTGTTAGCTCAACGCAGTCGGTCACTAATGCCCTGCTGCCTGAACAGCCACGGGCAAAACTGCCCTGCTCCATAATAATTTGCATAATTGATGTGCTACGACGAACGGCGCCCGAATGCACCCAACGGGCCCACAACTCTAAATAAGCATCAAGCTCTCGTTCTTGTGTCTTACTGCGCACCGAACCAACCATAATCACTTACTCTTTTTCGCACTTACGCGATTATTTCGGTGCTTTATTCGGCACTCGCTAAGTAATTCATCAGGCGTTAGAACGTGGCCAGGTAAACACTTATTAACGACCTTATCTGTAAAATAAAAATCCCCCCGGGCACAGCTAACATCGTTATAAATTGGGCGCGATAAATTGCTCCCATACTGATGGCAAATAATCGCTTTACGTGCTCTAAGCAGCTTTAATTCTTCTGCATTTTGTGGGTTGAAAACGAGCGTTACGCGGTGTTCGGTAAACATGCAGCCTGTATTAGCCGCATGATTAAGGCGTACTTTTTCGCTATCAGTCGTGCCCAAATTCACATAATCAAGCAGCCCTTTGTGCTGAGCACTTACGTGCCCGTACACAGCTCTTAGCGCTTCTGGAGTACCTGCAAACAAAACAATAATCATGAGCTCACCTTTTTGTTTTTCTTATTCGAAAACGCTTGTTGCCACTTTTCCAAATCAATCTTGTTTTCACTCTTTAACAAGATAATTTGGCACTGTGTTGGGCGTGGGAATCGCTCAAGGGCGTAATAGCTATAAACGGTTCGGTGCAGCAAACCTAAATGTGCAGCCGCATCCTTTGATGAACCGCCAAACTTTGTATTTACCCACTCTGCAAATGTCATAAAAACACCTTATGTGATTTTTATTAGACAATAACACGTATCGTGGTATTTAAAAATACTTATAGCATGCTTTTTGTGGGTTTGCAGCTAGCAATTAACACATTTTGTGTTACCATCTTAAAAATACACGGTTAACATGAGCAGCCTATGAAGACTCTTACAGTGAATGAACAAGGCCCAGCAACAATTACTGAGCGACTTAAAGAGCTAAGAACCAGTAAAAAACTGTTACAGCGCGAAGCTGCAAAGAAAGTTGGGTTAAGCCCGACTGCTTGGTCTAATTATGAAACGGGACTACGTACGCCCAGTGGCGAGCTACTAAAAGAAATTGCCAGAGCGTTTGATGTATCACTTGAATACGTGCTTGGCCTGAACGCAAACATCGATGGCAGTTCGCCTCACTATGCAGTGAACGATACAAGTGAAGTGGCAATTAATCGTAAAACGTTAAAGTCTCTTAATATTTCAGAACATAATTTGCGTGAAGTAACAGTGACAGATGACGCCATGACAGATGCCTTTAACAAAGGCGAAACCGTGTTCATTGATACAGGTGTTACGCGTGTATCAAAACAACCTGGCATCTATGCGATTCAAGATGATTCAGGGGTTGTATTGCGAGGTATTCGCGGCGAGATAGGCGGCGGTTTCACCCTATTTACTCACAACAAAAAAGATTACAGCGACCAACCAATGACAGAAAGCCAATTACAAAACCTCGACATTATCGGGAAGTACATTGGTCACTGGCAATGGGCTGATAAAAAGCTGTAATGGCTTTTTTTCGCCAACAAAAACCACAAAACGTGATCAAACCGAAAATATACACACAACGAAGGACTACCAAATGACTACACTCGCGCAAGCACAAAGAAACACTTTAAAGTCACTGAATCGCGAAGGTGGGCGCCTTCTTTCAATGAAGAACAACGCAGAGGCGATCATTCGCTTAAGTGAAGGGAGTGTTACACCCGAAATCGTTGAGCAAATTATTATGCATGCACTTGCTATACAGCACGATGCAGAAGATACACAGCTTGCGTTACAAAACACCGCCATTGCGATTGGTGATTTAAACGTAGTAGCAATAACACAACAAGGATAGCCGCCATGTTAAACGAGCATGAAAAAACGATATTAAACCAACTGGCCGAGGGCAAAACCAATTATGAAATTGGTAGTTCCCTTGGTTATAACCAAACCGAGTTAGGTGTGCAGCTGCGGTTCATGCAAGCAAAGGTTGGGGCTAAAACCCTTGCTCATTTAATGCACCGTGCTTGGCAGTTAGGGTTATTGGGCACTCGCACATTATGCCTTTGCTTGGCTGTGTTAGGAGCAAGCCACATTAGCGACACAAAAGCCATGCGCCCCGTTCGTTTAGTTCGTACTCATGTTCGTGTAGCTCGACGCGTAGAGGTAGCATAATGGCGTCAATCAACAACCATGCTAGCAAAAGCACCAAACGGCATCGCGATACAACCCGCACACCTTTGTGGCTCTTTGCTGCATTTAACAGCCAATACAACTATGTACTTGATGCTGCAGCAACAAAGCAATCGGCTTTATGTGATCACTTTTACACAAAGCAGCGCAATGCATTAAAGATAGATTGGTCTGCAGACATTATCCCATTTGAAGAAACGCCCGCTGTTTGGATAAACCCACCCTATAGCAACATTCTGCCATGGGTAGACAAAAGCGTAGAGCAGCAAAATAAAGGTGTATTAAGCACCTTACTCGTGCCGCGCGACAATCGTACCGAATGGTGGCCGCACGACAGAGCTAGCAAAATTATAGACATTGTTGGCTACTACGAAGAACAGGGCGTGTATAAAAGCGGGCCTAATAAAGGCAAGCCAAAATTAAAATGGCGCAGTGGTGGTATTCGCTTTATCAATTCACGAACTGGTAAAGAAGAACCGGCAGAACTCAACAAACCAATGTGCCTCATTGAGTTTAACCCACACCTAATTGGTCAGCCTTGCCAATTTGGCACAATTCAAAAAAACGTACTTATGGCCATGGGCCACAACGCATTAAACGAGAAATAACATGACAAACGAGCAACCAAGTCACGACCAGATCACAGACATACTAACTCAAGTGCATTCATCTGATTTATTAACTGCATTTATCCATGCTTACAACCAAGAGCAAGCAGAAAGTGAAGAACAACAAACAATCCATGAGCTTTATAAACAAAACACAGCTGATGAAATCCAGATACTAAAATCTCAACTTGAAGCAGAAAAGCGACTTGTTGCCTCTCAGCAAGAAAGCCTAGCGCAGCAAACAGAAGATTTAAAAAAAGCTGCTAAAGCGATTGAAGATGCACAAACACTCGCAAAGGCGACAACAGCGCAACTTAATCAAATAACAACGCTAAAGCAGCAATTAGAAGCTACTCAGCAAGCCGTTCGTGAACTAAAGCAACTCAACCCAGAAAAGCTAAAAGAACAAATAAAGCGCACTAAAGAGGCTAACGTAAAAGCCCAATCGCGTAATAAAAAATTAATGCTTGAAGCTAAAGAATACCGCAAAACGATTGCCCACCATGAGCAGCGTTATAACGAATGCATTAACAAAATACGCCAGCAAAAAGCAGAGCTAGAACATAACACAGGCGCGGGCCTATACCACAAAGGCAAAGATCACTTAATAATTTGGCCGCAAAAAACAAAAATGGAACGACCAGACGGCAGCATATTTGAAAGCAGATCATTGTTATACCTACACCAAAGTGGGCGTGGTGGCTTAGTTACATTTGACCCAGAAACAGGCGCACAACTTTGCGCAGCCCCCAAAGGCGGGTTAAGAATGGCCGATGAAACCATAGAATATGCAAAAGATTGGTTATTTACCGTTAACGAACTGCAAGATGGGGTGGTACACGATAAAGACATGATCCCCGTTAATCACAACCTTTAAGTTAAAAGATGGGTATCGTTATGGGACAAAAAACAAAACATGGTGATTACATATCGCTGTACTGGGAAGATAAAACCCATGAGTACTTACGTGGGCACGTAACCACCGAAGAAGCGCAAAAAGTGCTCGATTTTGAATGTGGTGATATTAAAATCACCGGCATTCGGCATACTTATGCTTTTTGGGGGGTTGGAATTGATGAAGTTGGCGAACCTTGTTCTTTGTTCTACCCAAGAGAAACACCTGGTAGAGGCCGTTTTAAAGTAACAGAAATATCATTCGAGAAGACCACTGATGAAAGTTAGCGTTGACGGCATGCGCCGAAATATGACCGATGATTTAACTAGATTGCGTGAAGCAATTTTGTCGATCACTGACAATCTTTACCAAGATGATAAACAAGAAATAATCGATAGCTTTGACCAAGTCGCGTGTAATCAAAACAGTTTTAACTGTATGTACGACGATGAAAACCCATCATTTAATGACTTGCGTGATTCATGTGAAGTAGAGCTAATTGGTGATTATGATTAACCCCTCACTATACTAGCCCGCCATGCGGGCCCCCCTCCCACTTTGCCAATTAACTAATAATAACCATATACCTCTACCTACCAAAACCACACAAAAAAGTATTTAATAAATATTTATTGAGTATTTATTAAATACTACTTGCATATTTAAAAAGTATGTTTTACTTTAATTAGGCCAACAAGAGGAAACGAGCATGATTATAGTACTAGCACACCAAAAAGGCGGGGTTGGCAAAACCACCACTGCTTTAAATTTAGTCGAAATAATGAAACCGGACATCATAATTGACCAAGATGCACACGATGGTATTTCGTTCTTAAATGAATATAGAGAGCCAGGTAATAAACTAAATGTTATTCACGGCCTTGATAAAGCACGCATGATCAAGACACTAAGGCAAAGCGAACAAGGTAAAATGATTGTAGTTGACTGCGGCGGCTTCGATTCAGATGTAAACCGTGTAGCCATCGCCTTGGCCGATGTTGTTTTGGTACCAAGCAACGACGACATAAAAGAGGTTAAAGGGTTAAATCGCTTTAACGATATGCTCGTAGAAATAAGTAATGATTTAGGCGAACAACAAGTTGGCCATGTGTTCTTAACGCGAACGCACCCTAGCCGTAAACACTTTGAAGACTTCGAAGGCTTTGTGAATGAAATGTCTCATTTAAAAATGCTTTCTACGCGCATACCAACAAGCAAATTTCATAACATCGCCCATTTTGAAGGTGTGGGCGTAACCGCGCACCGAAAAACCAAATACAGCGATGCTGCAAGAGATATCAAAGCATTAGCAAAAGAAGTAACGCTTTTATTAGAGAGTAAGAAAAATGAGCAATAAATTTAGTAGAGTCACTGAATCAAACGTTGGTAAAGGTGCAGCGCTGAGTGAGAACAAACAGCCTAGTGAAAAAACCACCAAATCAAAAGTATTGAACAAATTACCAGTAAGCTTAGAAGAACGCTTTAATAAGCTAAAAGACGCTGGCAAATATCACGGTAACTTTAGCGCTTTTATTTATGACTCGATAGCTGAAAAGTTAGAGAAAGAAGAGTAAAGGCAAGATAAAGCCGGTGAACTTCGACCCCCACCGGCTTAACACGCAACACCCAAAGAGGAACTTTAAATGTCACATGAAACACAATATACAGCAATTGAAAAAATGCGTCTAATTGATTTACATACACTGTCACCAGATTTACTGGCTAATTGGCTTGCAACTAAGCCGCTTTGGTTTCGAGAATCGATTGGCCGTTATTTAATTGAGTAACGCTGTCACCTAGCAATATGGCGATCCGCTGTGCTACACAAAGCAAATGCGGATCGTCCTCTGTTGCTCTAGCCAGAACCACCGCCAATGAGTGCGCTTCATTTATATTTTCGATTGTTTTTGCGCTTGAATTGTCCATAACTTATCCCTGAATAACGACTTAATCACCGCTGAAAAAGTACCATAAATTTCAGCGAATGCAATAAAAACTTACAAAATGTAAGTTTTGTGATTTTAAGGGAATGAAATTACAAAAAAAGTCGGTTACTATATCGGCAATAATAACAAGGTACCCGCATGTTTAAAAAGCAAGATAAACAACTAACTGCACAACAACAGCACGTTAAAGACGTGTTTCGCCGTGTTTGTTTAGCTTACCAATTAAATAACAATGCTGAATTAGAAAGGCACTTAGGTTTGAGTACTTCTTTTTGCACAGCAAGAATAAATCGGGCGTCGTTACCTTATGAAGTTATTGACCAAACATGCCGTGAAACAGGCATAAGCTTTGATCAACTTTTATATGGTACCCCAGTGAAGCAAATAGACGGAAACGATCTGCTCGTAATTAAAAACGGCCTAATTAAAAGCTTACTTGAATTGAAAGGTGGCGGTTTTATTAATAAGGCCGACACACCTGATGACATAGAGAACCTAGCAAAGATTCAAGCGGCCAGCATAGAACATGAATTAAATTTACACTGGACTAAAAACAAAAAAGACAGCGCTTAGCTGTCTTTTTTGTCTTGGTTAAACTTAGCGTAAATAACGCGGCTACCATTCTTTTCTTCAATTTGCCGCATTAGCTCACCTAAGCTCAATTCAGGTTCAGGCTCTTTTGAGCTTAAATCTATATCAGCTAACTCAAAATCATAACGACGCATCGTTGTTGTTTTGCCAATCATTAATTCAAGATCAGTTTTAATTTTTTCAGCTTTGGCATGTAACTCAAAAGCGCGGGTTGGGTTAGTTTCATTTTTGAAATCAATAGACAAACGAGCATACTGCTCAGATAAGTTACGTACTTGCTTATCAAAGTAACGGTTTTTCATTGTAAAAACCGTGCTAAGAATAAGCAGGAACGCTGCAGCTGCAATAGCAATGATAAAAATTGTTGTCATTCTCGCCCCCTTGGCAAACTCAAGCCAATTATACACCCGAATCGTGTACGAAGAACATTAGGAAAAAGCATGGCTATTGCCAACAATGAACTTGCGCATAACACAATGAAACTATAGATATAATGCAAAAATATATATGTTTCTTGCACATCAAGTACAACCACCTTAAACCACAGTAAAAAATGCGCGGTGGCCACCAATCCCGTTAATTTGATGACAGCAAAAAACAACGGGCCAAACTTAAAACTTAACTGTTTATGCAACCAGTAAACGACATACATGCTGAGTATATTAACGGCAAATAATGCAAGGTAAACATTTTGCGCCGAATGCCAATTACCTGTCTCGGCAATATACACTAATACACGTTCCATCAATAACGATGTAAGCAAGTACTTTACACACACTACCGCTATCGATAGAAAGTCGGTAAATAACTCTCTATTGAAGTGGGCTCTATATATAGAGAACACTAGCGCAATAAAGTACGCCAGAGCGATCAAGCTTTGCCAAGAAAACACTTCATGTGTAGACCTAACAACAAGAAATTCATTATATAATTCAGCGAGGTAATCAAACATGCTCACTCCTTTGATAGAGTGGCTAGAATATCTCTTTGGGCACAAAAAAACCAGCTATAAAGCTGGCTTTCACTGACGAATCAATTTTAGTTTTCTTTTTTCTTTGGGGGCATGATCACAATGCCGCCAGAACCTTGTAAGGTTTCTTTTTTAGGTGGCATAATCACGATACCGCCAGAACCTTGAAGTTTGCGCGTATCAATATTTGCCACTGGTAATGCGCCAGTTGAAAGAGTGCTTAGTAAAAGTGCTGATAATGTCATGTATATATTTCCTTAATAGTAGTTAACCCCCTTCTTTAGCAATTTACTTGCCATCTTTAATTTGACACTGAATACACTTTAGGGTTTACCCTAGAGTTTATTAAATTCGCTTTGATATCAGCCCACTATGTAAACTCTAGCGATACTAAAACAACCCTAAAGTTGAAAGGCACGGATTGGCAAAGAATTACGCATACATACGCATTAGCGATGGCCATAAACAGGACTCGAAAGGCCAGCGCGATAAAATCACCCGTTACGCTGAGCAACACGGGCTATTTATATACAAATGGTATGAATACACACTGAGCGGTTCACAAACCGACAAAGCCCAGCGCGGCCTTGTTGATTTAATCGAGCGTCTTGCGCCAGGTGATCGCGTATTAGTTAATGACATTGAACGACTAGGCCGAGATTCAATCAGCGATATAATGGAAGTGACCACCCGGATTATAAATGCCGGGGCAGAGCTGCATTTTTGCTTAACTGGTGACACCCTCACACCCAGCCATAAAAACGACATTGGCCAATTCTTTATACAAATAGGGCAAGCTTTTGCCGCTCAAGACTTCAGCAAACAACGCAGCCGAAAAGCAAAAGCAGCAGCTAAGCGCCGCCAAGAACAGGGCTTACCTGCAGGACGGGCTAAAGGCGCGATTATTAAAAGCAAACTTGATACAAACGAAAACCAAATACTTTTTTGGTTAAGCCAAGATGTATTTAAAAGTGAAATTGCGAGGCGCTTAGGTGTAAGCAGCACCGCATTAATAAAATGGCTCGATCGCCGTGATGAACTAATATGCCAAGCCCGCGAACGGGGATTGTACGAAAACGGATTAAGTATTAGTGAAATAAAAGAGAGATTAAAAGCCAAATATAGTGACTAGCTTTTAATCTCAGATAAATCTAAATATGGCATAAGCTTTAAATCAGCAAGTTGCTTAGCTTCACCATGTTTAATTTTCTTACAGCAAGTCCATATATATACATTATCTTTTTTAAGCCTTTTACCATATGCCGTAACAACCAGTTTGGCCCCTCTGGTTAATCGTGGGGTGCGAGCTGCTACAGCGAGCAGGATCGATTCATCACTCGTATCAGACGGCAATTTACATAGGTACCGCTCATGCCATTCATGGTCTGGATATTCACCAATGACTACTACACCAAATTGCACGCCGCGCCTAATGTTTGATGCATCTACTAATGGCCCTTCTGTACTCATAATATATTCAAGACCATTTCAAGCAGCTGCTTTTGTTTGCTGTCTTTTGTATGTTGGATGGCATGAAACTATTGAATAAATATATTCAGCTGTTGCACTTACCGTTTTAGAATTTTTAACTAATTTACCATCAAAAACACAAACGCCTTGCCAACAATCCGCCGCACGGGAATAGTCCAGTTTTTGATTGAATACTTTAAAAATTGAATCGAAACTCACATTGTCGGATTTAATTTTCTTTAATGATTGGGCATAGCCAGCTATAAACACAGCATGAGGCGCAATTGTTTGCTCTCTTAAATTTTGCGCGGTTTTAATATAAAAATCCTGCCATACACTAAGGCTTGTAAACACTTTCCACATTTCATCAAGATTTGAAATATCATCTTCACTAATATCATCATCGATTTTGCAATTAAGCATATCAAGTGATGCATCTACTAAATGTTTATATGCAAAACGTTTTGGGTTTTTGCCAGAACAACTCGACTTATCAAACTCTAAATCACTTAATTTAAAATACCTCCTAATGGTTGAATTGATAACAGCGCCGGTTCTTTCTTTCTTTCTATATAGTGAATTCAAATTTGCATTAGGCTTAACCATATTGCTATTGATTATACTGAACTGGTGCTGCCTATCTTCCAAGCCGCTATCAAGGCGAACCATAATAGCTACAGTGTCATATTGAAACATATCATCAATAACCATCCCCATGGCACCAAGAGCACTTTTTAGCCCTTGTATTCCTGTTGCACGGTGCTGGCCATCTATAAACCACCACCGCGATGTTTCAGGAACAGACAGAAAAACAGCATCACCGAAACTGTTTTCTAAATCCTCATTCTTTATGTGGCTAGTAGTGAAATCTGCATCGTCATAGATCACCGAACCAACAATATCTTTGCTTGGGGTGAAGTCCTCAATAGTTGCAGTCAAAGAGGGGATCACATAATTAGTGCTGTTGTTTAAAATATAACTTGTAACCCCTTTTGCTCTTTTTCCGTTAACAGGTCGCTGGCTTCGAGTAAATGCAGAGCCAATATCAGCTTCAAACAGTTCAGCCAAAACAGCAAGAGGCATCATGATTGTATAAACACTGTGCTTGCCTTGCTTTCCATGGACTGCAGCAAACGCCCTCTTTTTAGGAAGCTCTAAGCTAAACTTGGCAATTTCATTTACTCGTTCTTGATATGAATTTTTACTCATTTTAACACCCGCTATTCTTCATCTATAAAACTGTTTGTTTTTTGAGTTACTACTAATTTAATTTGCGTGTTAGTGCCATTTAAATTTAAAGTGCCTAACCACGCTTGGTTTGTCGGATACTCTGGATCGGTATCATTAACCAAGCCTTTTAATATTTCTGAAAATAACGGCGATTCATTAGCAATCATTTGCATAACTTGATCACCATCATATTCAGGATTGTCAAAACGATTCATATAAACTCCAAAGGTCTTATTGGCACAGCTCCACGCTGTGCCCTTTTATTAAGCTGCGTTAATCTCTAGGTAATAAAGATAGTCATCCCACACTTCATAAAAACAGTCTTCAACATAACCATATAAATCACCTAGTTCACTTCTACATTGCTTAGGTGCATCCTTACCAAGCTCACCATTAATAAGCATTAGCTCTATTTTTTTATGAACCTTTGCTTGTTTACTTACTAAAGAGTCATGCTTTTTCTGCAAGGTTTTGGTTGGCTTTTCTAAAGCTTCAGCTGTTTCAATTTTTTTATACGCATCATTAATCTGATCACAGATATCACGTTCAGCAGCCCAAAGTTTTGCGAATTTGATTTTTGTAGAAGTTTTCATGTTAATCCTTGTTGTTTAATCATCTTTGACTTAAGACAACTACAGTTTAATCATTTTTGATTTAATGTAAAGCTATTTTTAATCTTTTTTGATTAAAAATTATTTCCATATATAATGGCTAAAAACTTATGATGCAGAAAATGGCGATGCCTAAGAAAATAGAAAACGACAGAACCTATATTGAAGCGGGGTTAAATGCGCTTATTAGAATGAAACAGCCGGGCGAAAGCCACAGAGATGTTTTTACAAAAGTGATGGGCCGAGAACCTGAATCACAAAGTGAACTCAACACGTTTTCGAACAGGCTTAAAATTTATAGGGGAAACCCTGGGTTAGATTTTATTGGCAAGTTTGCTAGCGCCTACCCAGAATTGAGAAATATGACGGTTGGGCAGCTTTTAGGTATTGATGAATAAATTTAAGAGCCCTTATCAAGTTCTCTCATTTGAACATCAAATCTGGTTACGCCATGCTTATTTAACAGCGCGGCAAGCTGATCAAGTCGCCAAGTGCGCAGTTCGTCAACACGGCCATGACGAACTGTAAACGCTGTTTGCGTATCAGCAATGATGGCGATAACATGAAACTTATTGCGTTGGCCGCTTTGATTGGCAATCACTTTATTGATTGCTCGCGTTTTCAGTAAGCGTAAAAACTCACCTTCTTTTACTCTGTTAAATTCAACTGCCATTATATTTTGTCATTTTGTAGTGTTTATTTTGTCATTTTGTTGGTAAACGCCGAGTAAATCAAATATAAGATACTCATTAGGTGGATCGTGGCGGCCAATCACATGCCACTGCCCTTCTTTATATATTTGATACGTTGTGTCGAACTCGCCGCGATGTATCGATGGTAAAGCAAAAACACGGTACCGCTCTCTTACGCATGCCAGGTATTCTAAAAAGTCACCGCTATTGGTTAACACGGTCATGCTACTTCGCTATTAATATATACAGACTCTTGGTTAGCCCTTATAAGCGCCTCGGCCATTAATGGGCTTACTGCATTACCAACCCGTTTAACCTGCTCAGATTTACTAATAGGTTTACCATTTTCATCGTGTGATATTTTATAATCCTCGTTAAAGCCCATTGCTAAGAAAAGCTCTTTAGGCGTAAAAACCCGCAACTTGATATCAAAAATTTTATAAAGCTGCCTGTGTACTGTCACTAATGCATAGCGGTCTTTTGTTGTAAATGTACCAACGGGTTCGGTTACTGGCCGTGCGGTGGCTGTCCCAAAGTATTTAACCAAGAACGCATTAACCACATAAAAATGATTACCACCACTTGTTATTGTGTGCATTGGCTCATTCATCGTATGGCCAACGCAGCCATTCCTTAATTTAAGAACAAATGATGCTGCTAATTTACTATGATCAGCTTTTGTAAATGGAATTGGAGCAATAAAGGGGTCGGGATGATTAAACACAAATTTATCTAAACCTATCTCTATTCGCTTTAGTGTTTTTTGGGCCAATGGGCGCTTGCGAGTGAATATACTTTCTCCCTCTAAACTCCAATCAATACATTCAGATATCGGCCTCTGGTTTTCAATTGGCAGCTCTTTTGGAAAGCGAACCGGCTTACCATCTAACCGACCAAACATAAAAAACCGTGGGCGAGTGGTAGCAGCACCGACACTTGATGCCGTTATTTCTTTTTGTTTTAAGTCATAGCCAAGCCCTTTAAATAGCTTTAGCTTTAAAGCGATATTGTATTGTATGTCGGCGTATTGAACGGCCTCTTTCCATGCTGGGTGATTAGGCTTTAAGCCTGTAGTAAGCGCAGCAATAAAACCATTGAACGTTTCGCCTTTTCTTTCTGGATCAGGGTATGAGTTACCATGTTCGTCTGTAATTAACGGGCCCCATGTTTTAAATTCTTTGACGTTTTCAAAGCCAAACGAACGTACCTGTACGAGCAAAGCACATTTAACAACAACCCATGCCAAAGCCCTTATATTTTTTTCAACCGGCTTGCCACCTGACGCAATAGTAAAATGCGTGCAATCAGGGCTAAACCAAGCAAAGCCAATCTTTTTACCTGCGCACATGGCTACAGGATCGACATTCCAAACAGATTCGCGCGTATGCTTTGTATATGGGTGATTCATTTTATGCATAGCAATGGCTGCAGGATCATGATTTATTGCATAGTCAATATGTTTACCCGTGGCCCATTCGTAGCCCAAACTAGCGCCACCGCCACCACAAAAAAAATCAACAGAAATTTCATCATCCAAAATCACAACCCACACCCCGAAGTAAAATACAAAAATAACACAAAACGTGTTGCCATGATTGTATTTATAGCATGCTCTTTATGACTTTGCAGCAATAAATTTAAGTGAGTGGAAGGTTTGTTTTTTTCGTTAAAAATATTTAATGAATATCTATTGAATATTTAATAAGTATCTTATGAATACTTTATGTTTATTTAGATGATGCATACGCGATGCTGATTGGCTACCATCAAAGATTAGCCACAACTTAAGGATAGGATCACATGGCAGAAAAAAAGCGCACTTCACTTTTTACATATTTAGTTTTAGCAGGTGTTATTGGGGCTGTTTACTTAAGTACGCAACAACCACAAGAACCGGTGCAACTTGCACCGGTTAAAGCGAGTCAATTTCAGACTATTATGCAACAGCTAAGTATGACGTTTGATCAAAGCACGTTAGATAACGGCCAACTGCAAGTACAATTCACACTAAACAATAACAGCGCAAACACTATCGCCAACATCGAATTTAGATGCACTGAATTTGACAGCAGCAATAAATGGCTTACCCGCTATGTGCAAATAGAGCCTAGCGCGTTACTACCAAACAGCACTGGTGAATACACTCACATTATGGGCCTGTCTCACCCAAGCGCACATGCAACTCAATGTGTAGTTATGGACTTTAAATATAATTAAACAGGGGATAAATAGGATTATTAAACGGGGTAATTTGGAAGCGAGCGGCCTCGGTGACTCCACCGAAGCACAAACGCCGACTGAGTTAGCTCAATCCATTTAAGATGATTATCTTTACGTAGTCTTTAGCAGTCAACTATACAGTGTATATTAAGCCATAAAAATACTTTATAAATATATTTGAAGTATTCACCAAATATTTTAAAACTCGCTCACTACCCCAGCGCGGCACAATAAGCCGCGCCAGGCGCTATAACTTATTTTTCGATGCTCTGGTTTATCGGTTGCGGTTTCCCACTTGCGAACAACAGTAGAACCTTTGTGGTTCCATGATACACCGACTATTTTTGCAACGTCTGTTTGTGACCAACCCATTATAGAGCGCAAAGCGCGTATATCGGCAGGGGTAGGCTGTTCAAACTCGCCCGATTCCATCGAGTTAGCAAAAGTTCGGTTTTTAAAACCCTCAAGTGTAGTGGGCGCTGAACTAACGTTATACGGTTTATGTAATTCACTCATATTGTAGTCGGGGCCACTTGGCCCCGCTCCTTTTGTTAAATTAAACCACGCTGTGCAAAGCTGGTGTGACCTTCGGTACCTACCACAATGTGGTCAAGTACTTTTACATCAATTAAGCGAAGTGCAGCGCTTAACTTTGTTGTAATGTGTTTGTCAGCTTCGCTTGGCTCAGCAATACCGCTTGGGTGGTTGTGTGTAAAGATAACTGCAGCGGCATTGTGTGCTAAAACCAGCTTGATCACTTCACGCGGGTAAACGCTTGCAGCATTGATTGTGCCTGAAAACAACTCAACAAATTCAATTAAACGGTTTTGCGAATCAAGTAATGCAACTGCAAACACTTCGTGTGCGTATGTCACTAACTTAGTTTCACATAGCTTAGCTGCAGTGAAAGGGTCAGTTAAAGCTGCAGTTGTTTTTGCTTTTGCTTCAATGATTGCTGCAGCTTCAAAAATAACTGCTTGCTGTTCTTTATTGAAAAGTTGGTAAAACATGGATTATCTCCTGATTATGGTCATGGACTCATTCCCGACCTTCGAGATAATAATACCGCCCCTTTGGGGTGGTGTAAAGTGTTATTTTAAGTATTTTATAAATATTTATTAAATATCTACAAAGTATTTATTTGGGGCAATTCGGTGGGTTGTCTAAATAAGCGAATAGAGCTTGTTACTACTCCCTCTACACAGTATTGATCATGCTCAGTTAATTTAATTGGTGGGTTATCTGGATTTGCTGAGCAAAGCTGATTGTTGATCATGTCTGCAATTTTACATACAAACAGGCCATTGTATGTGGCCACAATAACATCGTTATGTTTCACTGTTGCTTTGCGGTCAATCAGTAATAAATCGCCGTCAAATATGCCAACCCCTTCCATGCTTCTACCAGAAGCACGCCCCATAAAACTAGAAACAGGATCGAGTAGTAAATCATTTAGTGTTTTATTTAACTGTTTTACAGCTGGCCCAACCGCTGCATTGCTATCTGTCATAATGTTATGCCCATTATTCACAAGGTATTTTTAAACCTTTTTACTATTTTTAGTATTTTTAAACCTTTTTAGCATGGCTGCAAGCTGTATAAATAAAGGCTTTAAAACTAGTTACTATGGGAATCACCTTAAGTCATTATGGAAAACAGCCTAAGTAAGTATGGGAATCACCTTAAGTCATTATGGAAAATAGCTTAAGTTACTATGGGAATCACCTTAAGTTAAATTGCTTTATTAACAGGGTTGTTATGCTACTATGGGGAAAAAATAAAACACCCATACAACACAATGCAAGCGCTAACAAAAACAAAAAAGCAAAACCTGATAACACAATCAAATGAAATTTCAGAAGCGGCTTATTATTTATCGCTAAAGGCTAAGCGCGTGCTGTGGATGTGCTTTAGCCAGTTGAAAAACAATGAAGATGTGATCGAGTCTCGATTTACAGATGGTCAGTTTAATGTTTACGTGAATGATTACCAAACACTCTTTAACGTGAGCACGCCAACGGCCAGCGCTGATGTTAAGGCGGGTTTAAGTGAGATAAGCACAAGTAGTGTTAAGTTTTATCCAAAGGATGGGGAATACGAAGAACACGAATACCCGTGGCTAATCGAAAAAGCGGCCCGCCGTGGTCGAGGTTCTTACCGCGTTGACTTCAACCCGCGCTTGGTACCTTACATCATCGGTTTGACGCAGCAATTCACAAAGTTTTATCTGCATGAGTGCGGTACCATCAAAAACAGTCGCACAATTCGCTTATACGAAAACCTTTGCCAGTTTAGAAGCAGCGGCGTGTGGATTAGTAGCCCGCAATGGATAGCTGATCGTTACCAGCTGCCCGAATCACAGCGCGATAACTTTGCAGAAATGAAACGCAGCTTTATAGAACCCTCGTTAAAACGCATAAATAAAGAAACCCCATTAAACGTGGCATACACAACAAAATTAAAGGGCGGTAAAGTTGACCAGATCATGTTTACCATTGTTGATGGCGCCCAAACTTAAGCTAATTCCCACAACACGACCAAATCACCTATTTAAAGTTAAGCTAATTCCCATAATTGGCGCCTTATTATGCCAGGTACTTACTAGCCGCAAGGTTAACTTAAGCTAATTTCCACAATCAGTGCTGCCACTGGCGCTTAATTTGCAGCGTTAAACCAATAGTTAAGCCAATTCCCACAACACGACCAAATCACTATTTAAAGTTAAGCTAATTCCCATAATTACTGTGACTTGTCACGCTTTAATAATATCGGACTTACATACACAACAGCGGCTCATTTAGCACAGCAGCAATAAGCGAGCACTCAATGCGCTTGCGCATGATAAGCCCAAACCATCTAAACCTGTTTAAAAATGCAAATGGGCGCACTGTGCGAAGCTAGGCACAGATTTTGATGCCCCCTTTGATAGACCAATAATTGTTTGAGCTTAACGCCCCTCAGTGCTTATTTAAGCGCTAATCTGTCAGATGGGGGCTTGGGAGCCCCCGCAGCTTTGCTGCGAAGTGGGGCAACCTCATTAAACTATACCGCCATGGGCGATAGCCCATCGAAGCGGATTTCCTTATACACAGCTTGCTGTGCGTATAAGTTATATAGCTGTTTATTAGTTAGAAGATAATTTTGCACTTTAAACCACGCTGATAGCACTTTAGACCAATTCAGCCTTGCACTTTAAATGTATAAGTAAAGAAATAGGTCTAAAAGTAGAGTGAAAACAGGTAGCGAATAAGAAAAGGGTGGGAGCTAAAAGGTTGGGGTAGGGCGATCATGGCCAAGATCGGCGCTGTAATGCCCTATAAAGCACGACAAAAGCCACGCTTATGCGTGGTGGTTAATTAACTGGCGATGGTGTCAGGGGGTGAATAGCCCGCTTGGCTGCGCATTTTTGCAACCTCTTGGTTTACTAGCGCTTTAAATACTTCGATTGGGGTATGGTTAAGGTCTTGGCCTAAACGCTTAATAACGACTTGCTGCGCTATGTCGCGTTGCTGTTGTGGGGTTTTAGTTAAGGTTCTGCGCTTAGCCTTGCTGATTTCTCGTTTATCTTTTAGACGTTCAAAGGCTCGGCGGTAATGTGACAAGCGACACCATGTTTTTATCTCGCTTAACGACATATTGCCCAGCTGCGACACTGTTAAACCTAGCAAGCCGCCTTTCTTCTTATGGTAAGCCAAGCGATTCTGGCGGTTCTTTTCGACACGTTCGGGCGTTATACCTAGCGCTTTAAAAAACAGCTCAGTTACTTCGTAATATTTATCTAGCCATTGGCCCTGATCTTTGTCCCATACTTGCCAATCTTTACGGGCCACAATCCAACCAAGATCGATCATATCTTTAAACGCACGGCTTGCGCGGCTAATGCTCGGTTTTGGGTTGTATGTGGGGTCGGCTTTAGCTTTTTCTTGCTCAGCTTGGCTAATCGTACTTAAGCCACACTGATTTGCAGCATTTGTTAAGCTAATTTGTACTTGGTGGGTAACTAGGTTTACATGCTCGCAAAATGCTTTTGCTAATGCTCGCATGGCTTTTTCGCGGTCAGGGTAGAATATTTTGTTACGTGAAAGGGCTGGACGCATGTAAACGGCTTCATCGCTTTTAACGATGTTCACTTGGTCGCACTTAACAACCAGATCACGAATAAACGCTAACCGTGTGGTGTGCGTTTTTGGTACCTCGTAATTTGGATTCGGATTTTGTACGCGATTACAGTACAAAAGCCCGTTGTTTTTATTGTTTTGCGACATCTATATGCTCGTTTACTTGCTATATTTTGGCGGGCTACATACAATAAACACTTGTTTGCGTTCATGCTCGTACGTAAGCAACAAACCTGCGGGCGGCTACTCGCAGGTTTAACCTCTCCAATTCACACTCACCTTGTGAGATGTGATCAATATAACACATAACGTGTATTGCGCAATGTAAAGATCGCAACAAAGGATCAAACGCTTATTTTTTAGGCGGGTTTAAGGGCGCTTAATTACTGACTTTTCCCACCGCCATGCACGCTCACAGTGATCGGCCCCATCAAACGGCTTTGCTAACAAATCAATAAAAAGCATTTGGTATAAATAGCGCTTATCGTTTCGTAGCCTATAACTGCGGGCCGAAATAGACTCAAGGTGCGTACCGTGGCAAATGCTGCAAATAAGCACATCTAAGCTATACAAGCTGTTAAAGGCCCATTTACTGCCAAGTAATGCCAATAAGGCAAGCAGAGTAAAAGGCAAAATAAATAATAAACCACTCAACAAGTAGCAAACCAAGGTTCTTAGCGTTTTAAGCATGGTAAACATGGGTTTCTCCAATAAAAAAGGGGCTATAAGCCCCTTGTTAGTCAACCTCAAGCATGGGCACCGTTTTACCCGCCAATGCATGAGTGCAGTCGTTTAAAAATTGCCAGTGACCACTACGAATAAAGCTATGGCACACAAAATCTTGCCCTTTGTAGTGGCCTTGAACCAGTAACGATGGGCTGAAAGTAGGGCTTTTAACATCGTTGTTAAAAGCCCACTTTGGCTGGTTTGGGTCGGGGCAATCTTGAGTGTAAATTGCATGCAACATTTCACAGCCCGGGCATTGCATTAAAAACACGCCAGGCTGATTGGCCACAGGGTTAATCAGTGCCACTGTCTATCCCCCACGTTGTAGCAAAGTGGTCGGTTGCAAGGCTGTGCGCCTCAACAATTTCGGCCTTTGTGCACTCAACCATTACACCCGTGGCCACATCAGCTGTTGACCAAGGGATAGTATCGTCTTCGTTAAGCTGCCAGTGCTTAATAAGGGCGTTGGCCATGCGTGTAATGCTTTTCTCGTCGGCATCAAACGTTTTTCCGGTTGAAATTTGAACCACGGCATTGTCAATCTGGCTTTGGCGCTGCAGTTTAAAAATGGTGACTTTGTACGGTTCGAGTACTTCATCTGAGGTTTTTACTGCAGGGCGCAATGGCTCTGTTGGTAGCGCTTTGGGTTCAACTTCTATCAATGCGCCGTCTTCGGTTGGAATAGGGTCAGGCAAGTTTGCGTTGTACTGGTCGACTTCGTTTAGTTCAACTAGATAGTCGTAATAACGTTCAGCCCAATCCCATTGCTCACCCAAGCTTACCAACTCAGCAAAGAGCGTTGTGATTTCTAAGTTAGCGCCCGTTGCAATTAAATGCTCAAGCTCGCTGATAAACTTAGTGTCGGGTCTTGGTTTTAGCTCTGGCAAACCGTTATTTAATAACGGCTCGGTGCCGTCTTCATTTAGAACAACAAAATCAATTAGTTTACTTATCATTTTTCATCCACCCTAATGCCTCTGAAGTATTATGTGTTCCGAACGGCAAGCTATTACCGTCGAAGTCTGTTCGTGTTGACTCGCTATCGGCAATACCAATCAGCCCGTTATCATTCCAGCTACCATTTGAGTACTTAAGTGCTGCATAGGCATATTCGATATAACCTTGTGAAGACACTTCTACTGGGTAACCTAAAGCTTTCACACCTGTAGAATCATTTGTTGGGGCTGGCTGGTTTATTACTTCATGCTGTGGTGGTTTGCTGGCATAAATTCGGCCATTGTTATTGTTCACGGTTACATGACGGGTAAGTGGGATAGTTGCGCCCCTTGCGTCTTCGAGTGTTGAACGACCAATCAACCCCGTTAATGAAAACTGTAAATCGCTACCAAACAGGTCATCGTAAGTTGAAGATACAAACACACCAAAACTATTCGCTAAATCTATAGGTGCATTCCTTAAAGATGCTACAGTTAAGCGGCTCTTTGTTTGATACTCTGCAATGTGAACTGTTCCTGCCGTTGGGGTGAAATAACGGCCGCTATTTACACCGTCTTTGCCTGATAAGTCAGCGTATGAGGTTTCAGACCACGTAACACCTAAATCAGCACTGTGACGCCAAGATTTAAAGTATTTGTCTAACCCGTTAACTGGGTGGGTGAATTTAAACAATTTCACCGTTCCATCTGGTATTTGTTCACACCAACCACCTTGCCAACCATTAACTAAATCTGTGCACTGAAGGATATCAGCAGGATCAGCAAATACATCGTTACATAAAAAGTAACCACCAACACGCGTTAATGATTTTGTGGTGTGAACAACAAGCCCGTTAGGTTTACAACCATTGTTTGTTGTAGTTTGGACAAACTTTTCACCTATACGTGTAACAATGGCTTTTTTATATGTTCCTGTCGCAGTCTCACAATAAACAACATCACCAACTTTAAAGTTTGTAGCTTCATCATTCAGGAAATCAATGTAGGTGTTGTTATCGGCGCTGGTAGCTGATTGATATACTTTGGTGAACGGTACGTAACCTAACCCGCGCTCTGAACCTGCTTTGTATCGCAAATCTGCTTCGCAAAAGTCCTTTTTAGTTAAGCCCCAAGCAGAATAGCGCATATCCCTTGCTACACCACCTTGGCCTTCAGCATAAATAGCATCGAAATAACGACCATCTTTTCGACCACTCAAGCCTGAGATAATTTTACCTGAGCCAGTTGCTACGGCTGCGCCCGATGTTAAAGTTCCAATATCAAAACAATCTGCAGTTGTTAGCGGTTTTTTATAAAGAGGCCTGTCCCAGTGCACCCCTGCATTTTGGGATGACGATATAAACATCCTGGTACCCATAGGGTTAAGGCTAGGGTGATGACCACCTGCGTTTAATCGACGAACAGTGCCACATACTAATAAATAACAATGGCCGTTGTGGCCACCTGCAGAAAATGGTGATGTGCCGTTACCAATATTCGCTTCGAAAATACCTTGTTCATTTTCAATATGAATTACACCGTTACCGTATCGATTGCTGATATAAAATCCTGAGTTAGCATCTGGTGAGTTCCAAGCCGCTAAGTGGTCTGGTATGTCGTCTTGTTTACCGCGTGGTTTTACTCTAACCATATCAGCAAAGGCTAAATCTTGACGGGTGCCCTTGTTAGTATCGAGTTGCAGCCAACTACCATTACCCGCGCCCGCGTATGATACACCGCGAAGCGTCCACTGATAAAACTTACCTGTTTGGTCATCAAAGAAAATTAAATTGTCAAAATCTGAGGCAATCTTTTTACGTTCGCTCTCTGTAGCCTGTTGCCAATTTACGCCAACACCACGGCTTTCAGTATCGCCCTTATACCATGCAAAGTACTCGGCAGGTCTAACAGTGTCGTACTCTGTTGGTACGCCGTTAATATTACCCGAACGGTTTTGGCAGTTACCCCAACGATATACAAAAGGGTCTTGGTCATTTATTTCACGAAGAAATAACTCAAACCCCCACATATCTTCACGGTCAATAACAACCTTGTTGGTTTCTGTTTCACTAGCAAATGCAATTGCAGGGGTTGCATGCAAGGTACTTAAGCCGGTGGCCGAGTCATACGTTCTTAAGCCTTCTTCTGCAGGTGGTAACTTTGCAGCGGCATAGTGATAATCAAAACTTTGTTGTAAGCCTAATTTAATCGCTACACCCGCCATATTTAATACAGGGTAATCTGTTTTTGAAATGGCGTCAGAGCTTGCCTCTTTCTTATTTCGACCTAGTAGCAACAGATTTGCTTGGCTTTCAACAGTGAAGCTACCAAACGCTTGAAGACCTTGATTTACATTATTGCTATTGGTGCCGTTATGTTTGCCTTTGTGGATGAAACCCGAAGCAGCAAATCGTTCTTTAGCTGATTTTATGTATGCATCCATTGCAGCCTTTCTAAAAGCCCAAGCGTAAGGGTGCGTTGCATCCATTTGTGCTTGGGCTTCATTTTCAATCTGCTTGAGGGTTTTAACGGTTGTGGTTGTACCGTCTTGGCTGGTAAACGTGACGGTACCCGTTTTAGTCTGCCAATCTTGCATGGCTTTAAAATTATCGTTCACTAACACATTAGCGCTTGTGAGCGCATCAACAGCTTTTTTGAACTCGCCGGTTGTGGGTATAACGATGCACTCTTGGTTGGTTTGGTTGCTGTTTGGCCAGTTTTTAACTAGCTCAAAATAGCCTTTGCCATCGCCGCCTACATACGCGCGGTTAATTTCAATAATAAAACCTGCAAGGACTAAAAAGTCACCGCTGTTTACATTGGCGATACTCTCGCCACTATTGATTTGCACAACTTTTGAGTTGTTTGTAACACTGGCTTGTGAAGCCGTAAATGCTGGCATGATTTAGCCCTCTTGAGATACTAAAGTTAATTTTTGGGTTGCAGAATAACTACCCGTTGTCGCTAGATTGCTTCGACTAGTTATTGCAAGTTTGTAAGTTCTATTTGTGGTGTTTTGCTTGTTGTCGGTGTAAGTGAATGATCCTGAGCAGCTTTGAGTGCCAACCCAATGATACTTACCATCTTCTGCCTCATAGGTGTTTCGCATGCTCGACTCGCCCGTAAAGTGCTGCGTTTTGCGAGTAACCCACCCACCTGACACATACTCATAAAGCACGATTGTATAAGTGGGTTCTGATGGTGTCGGGGCCGCTGTATCACTACGACCTGCCCCTCTGGATGACGCCATTAACGAACAGACAATATCAATCACGCCACCATTAGAGCCAAACGGGCCTATTGTGACGTTTGCAGAAGATGATAAATCAGACGTTGTTAGGGCAGTGCTGAGTACACCTGATGTGATCGCACCACCAAAATACGCGTTACCGGCTGTGTCTTTCCATTCGATACCGTTCGCTTTTGTTAGCGCGTCAAGGTTTGGTAAACCGCCGCTCATGATCTTAGGCCCATACCAGTACCACAGATTGTCTGGGCCAAAGCCGCTGGCAAGTTCAATTTTCATGAACGCACCACCAATTAAATCAATACGGGGTGATTCAATGCGGGTACCCGCTCGGAAAATATCTCCATCAGCCGTGCCCTTTATGAAAGCATCACCATGCACATATAGGGTATAGCTTACCCACGAACTACCGTTATATCTCTTTGTGGTTTGAACTTCTGGGTTTGAGGATTTATAAATCGTTACAATGTCATTTAATACGGGACCACCACTTGGAACTGCATACCATGCCGTGCTGTCGTACCAAACGCCGTTAGAGTTGGCAACGGTATAACGGCCCGCTCCCCTTGCGCCAGCATCACCTTTTACGCTGTCACCTTTATCGCCTTTCTCACCACGAATGATGTACTCAACAGGTGAAGACCATCCCGTTTTGGTCCACGTATTGTTTACGATGCGATACCGCGTTTTAGATACCCATGTGATCTGGCCGTTTACATAGACAGGGGTGTCATTCCAGCCGCTTGGGAAGGTTTCGGTTGTTCCATTAAATGAACCGCCTGATGGTGTTGATGGCTTAGATGTAGCCGCTTTAAATACGTAACTAACAAAGCTGCCATCATTACCGTCAAAGTAATCAGTGCCCTTTACGGGGGTGTAACCGTCTTCGCCATCACTAACAACAACGCTGTTACCATTACCATCTGTTACCGTGTAGGTACCATTACCATTATTCGTTACGGTTGGGATTGGGGCATTTTCACCATCGCGAATAGTAACGCTGTCTGTGCCATTGCTAATGGTGTAAGACCCATCAGGGTTTTGGGTAACTGTTGGGGTTTTTCCGTCTTGGCCAACTGCGCCTTTTGGGGCAAAGCTAAAGTTGTCGATATACCCATTTTGTTGATAAATGGCAACATCGCCACGCAATGCTAAGTTGGTGGTATTTGTAGCGGTGAAAAGTGTTTGGCCATTCTTTAAAAATGACACCACACCATTCGATAACTCTACTGATAACACGGCACCGCCATCATGCGAACCAATGGCGTTAGCCACTTTCGTGCCGCCTACATAAGCATGTAACGTACCGTTCGATGCATATAACGCGTAGTCCATTTTGGTGTAATCGCCCGCGCTGGCGTTAGCACTTAAACCAAGCATGATAACTTGGTTTGAGGCTACTTTTGCAGACATTACAACGTTAGTGTATTGCTCAACAGTGCTAAAGCCACTATCCCAAGCTGTACCCGCATTTGTTCTGGTGATGCGCCCGTTTTCTAGCGTCCATTCTCCCGAATCATACGTTAAGTTAAAGGCACCTAAGCCATCTTGTGCCTTGATATCTTCTAAGCTGTTTACCGTGTGGCCATCACCAAGCACTAAGCGACCACGGATAACTTGAACAGGGTTCGCAGGATCGGCATTATCAATGTATGACGTTGGCACGAACGTACCATCTACCACAACACCAAAGCGAAGTAGATCAGCACCAATATCGATATGGCCAGTTTCACCATCGTTATAACCGGCGATGGAAACAATGCGCCCGTTGTTGTCGAGTGTCCAACCACCACGCGCTACCAATTGGCCATTTTCCTTGGTAAAAACTTGGCGTATTTGCTTAATGCTTGCTGTGCTTTCACCATCACTAATTTGTAAGTTTTCGATGTACTCAGCAAGTGGGCCAGCAAGCCATGTTCCACCATCAGTTACGCATTGCACCGCATCGCTTTCACTTGTGATTTGCCCCTGGGCATTTACGCAGTAACCAACCGCTGTACGTGTGTATTGTTGGGCGGTTGATACGGCTTCGTTTTTGGCGGCTTCGGTGTCTTCATTTATTTTTGCTGTCAGCGTTTGCTGCAGGGTGCTAAAGGCCTGATCTTGACTTGCAAAGGTTTCGGCCACTTCATCAAACTGAGCAATAGTGTCAGCAACAAACGATTCGAACTCTTGATCGCGAAGTGTGTTCGCTTCGTCAATTGTTGCAATGGCCGTTGTTACATCACTAAAGCGTGCACTCACATTTTCAAACGTTGCTTGATAGCGCTGATCACGTATTACGCTCGATTGGTATTGACTCGATACAGCTTGGTTTAAGCTCGTAATAATTGCTTTGCTGTCGTTAAATAGCGTGGCAAGTTCAATCTGCTGCTGCGCCAGGCTTTCAACTTCGTTTGTTTGAGCTTGCAGCTTTTCGTTTGCAAGCGCTGCTTTAACATCAAGTTCAGCTAATTCATTTTCGCTAATAAGTGCATTGTATGCTGCAATCACAGCGTTTAAATCGCTTGCTTGCTGCGCTTGGCTTAACCCTTGAATTTGCACAATGCTGGTTGATAAAGACCCTTCGGCGGCATCAAGTCGCTGTTGCACATCACTAAACTTGGCGTTTACGCTCCCTTCTTGGGCATTGTATGCAGTGATCCGCTGGGCAATATATTCTTCGGCGCCATCGATGAACAACTGCGCATTATTAGCTTTTTGTAGTGTGTTATTTCCTGCAAATTGCTCAAGCGTTGCGCTTACTTGATACGTTGAATTGAATGTATCAAGCTGCTGTTGCACATTGCTTTGCGTTTGAAACCCTTGCAGCGTGACCCATGCTGCACTGATTTCAACAGCGCGTTGCACGGCTGGGCCATCAATCCACTCATGGCCCGCTGCTTCACATGCAATGGCATCGTCTTCATCAACACGATTGCCCTCAGCATCGATGCAATACCCTGTTACTGCCCGGGTAAACTCGTTAGCCGTGGCGAGCATTGCCAAATCTTGCGATTGAAACTCTACACGCAGCTGCGAACCCATGGTTGCACGGGCTTGTTGCTCTGTCGTTAGTGCTTCGTTCGTGGTGATTATGTCGGCTTCGGCACCCTCTAATCGCGTACTTAACTGTTGGCGTGCTGTCGCTGCAGCACTTAGTTCGTCAGCATTGGCTTGGATAAGATCATAAGCAAAGCTTAAGCTCGTATTAATGCCATCGGGCTTATTAACGTACTGCGTGATCACATCTTCAATTGTGCCCTCTGCAGCATTGATCCACGAACGTGCTTCTTTGGCTGCAGTGATAACATCGTCATCGTTTATTTGCTGAATGGTCGCTGTTACGCCATACGATGCATCCCACGAATTAATGCTTTGTTGTACGTTGCTTTGCGTTTGGTACCCTTGCAGCGTGACCCATGCAGCACTGATTTCAACAGCGCGTTGCACGGCTGGGCCGTCAACCCATGTATGGCCCGCTGCTTCACATGCAATGGCATCGTCTTCATCAACACGATTGCCCTCAGCATCGATGCAGTACCCTGTTACTGCACGGGTAAACTCGTTAGCCGTGGCAAGCATTGCCAAATCTTGCGATTGAAACTCTACACGTAACTGCGAACCCATGGTTGCACGGGCTTGCTGCTCATTGGTTAGCGCTTCGTTAAATGTGTTGATATCTGATTCAGCTTGGTTAAAGCGGGCGCTTAACTGTTGCTGTGCATTCGCTGTTGCGCTGATTTCATCAGCATTGGCTTGGATAAGATCATAGGCAAAACTAATGCTGGTATTAATGCCATCGGGTTTATTGACGTACTGCGTGATCAGATCGGTGATAGTGCCGTCTGCGGCGTTAATCCATTGCTGCGCTTCTTTGGCTGCAGTGATCACACCTTCATCGTTAATTTGCTGAATAGTCGCTGTTACGCCGAACTCAGCATTTAACGTGTTGATATACTGCTCTACATTCGAGGCAGTTTGAAAACCCTGCTTATTTACATACGTTGCGGTATATTCATTGATAAGCTCAACCAATGGGCCATCAATCCACTCATGGCCCGCAGCAATACACGCCATTGCATCGGCTTCATCAACCAGATTGCCGTCGGCATCAATACAATAACCAACTGTCGCGGCTAGTCGCTCGTTAGCTTGAGCAACAGAACGTTGACCTTCACGGGTGATTTCGGCGCGCAATTCACGCTCTGAGCTACTACGGGCTGTACGCTCATTTGCAAACGCTTGGTTTAGACTTGTTAAATACGCTTGGTTTTGAGCAAAGGCACCGGCTAACTCTAATTGTTGAGTCGCTAGCGACTCAACATCATTGGTCACAGCGGTTAACTTTTCTGTGGCCACTGACAAGCTATAACCTTGCTCTGCTAAGTCGTTATCTTGCTGCAGCTGATTATAGGCGTGGATAATATCAGCTAAGCCTTGCTCTTTTACATTGAGCTCAAGGCCGCTTATTTGGCTAACGCTTTGGCTGATTTCACCTTTAATTGCGTCTAAGCTTCGCTCTGCAGTGGCAATGCGATCATTGACGCCATTTTCAGTGTTTAAAATACTGTTTACTTGCTCGCGTATGGTCGCGTTAGCGCCGTCGATCCACGTTTGCGCAGCATTGGCTTTTAAGATGGTGTTGTTATCTGCAAACTCTTGCAGTACCGCACTAATGCTGTATTGGGTATTAAACGAGTCAATTAACGCTTGCACGTTGCTTTGCGTTTGAAAACCAAGCGCATTAACCCATGCCGTTGTTGCGTACTGCGCCATGATCCCAGTACGCGCATTGATATCATTTTCAAGGGTTGTTGTACGTGCTGTGATATCAGCTAAGGCTAAATCATTGGCGCCACGTTTGCCCACCTCGATAAAATCAATGTCACATGAGCCTAAATCAAACTCAAGGCTTGTGATTGTACCTGCGTAACCCGCTGTGCCAGTTGCATCTATGTTTAACGTTTCCCACTCGTCGCTTGCGGGCTCTGGTAAGTGTAAAGCAGTGGTACCACCATTGAATTTAATATCACCGCGCCAGGTTGCACCCACATGTTTACGCACACGAATACGAAACATTGGATTTTCTGTTGCGTCATAGCTGATCGCAGGTGTGGCCACTTGGCTTGATGCGACAATATAACCTTGTGCATTGTGGCTATCTACACCCGTAAAGCCCTCTGCATTTGTGTTAAATTGCCAGCTATACGCAGGTTGTAATGCTGCGAGTGACCCTGCAATTTGTGATTCTACTTCTGCATATGTTGCGCGCTGAGTGATTTGCCCTGCTTGCAGTTTTAACGTTGCTTCTGCTTGCGTTATACGATTTTGCGATTGAGCAATTTGCTTAGCGTTTAATGTGATTTTGCTTTCTGCGCCCTCGATTAGCAGCTGAGCACTATTAAAGCTTTCGTCTGTGTATGCATAGGCACGGTTTACAATTGTGCCCGTGTCAGGATCAACATACGCGGCGGCATCAATTAAACGCTCATTATCTAACGTTCTGCGCTCGTATTCGTTACGCCAGTTTGTATAAGACGATGTTACATTTAATACACTTAAACCTAAGTTTTGCTGCTCTAATCGCTGTTTTTCGATAGCAATTTGATTGATTTTAATAAGCGCGGGCAAGCTTGCCGAACTGCTGGCATCGAGTACTTGAGTAATGCGCTCTAAATCATTAATTTTGCTTGTTGATTGCGCTAGTTGGCTTTGTAAGTTATTTGGGTTTTCTGCATTAATTACATCAACAATATCGACTAGCTGATCAATCTTAAACGGTATGCTATTTGGGTTTTCTGCGTCGAGTACTTCGACTTTTTCTGTTAAGCCGGTGATCGCATCAATGTTCTTTGCAATCAATGACGGTAAGTTGTTTTCGGTTTCTGGGCGTAAACGGTCAACCTGCTGATTAATATCGCTGATCAGGTTTTGCGCTTCTTGGCTTAGCTGGCTAATTTCTAGATCTGCAATGTACTCAGCAAAGTCAGCCACAGTGGTAGATGCAGACACAGCAACCCAAGGGCTCACACCTGCCACGTTTTTTGTACGTACTTTAAAGTTATATTCGGTATCAGGCTGCAGCCCTGTAAACGTATAGTTATAACCCGAATGGGTGTTAACCTCGGTTCGTGGGTTGTCGTTGGTACCTAAAAATTGCCACTCGAACGTTGTGCCTAACCCCGCACCCAGCACACGCGCACTTAGCACCAATGTGTTATAGGTTGCAGAGTCAATGCTTACAATAGGTTCGCCAGGTGTAAGCACATCAAACGACAATGTGACAAATTCGCTGTGGTACCCCATATTCGAGCGAGCACGAATATCAATTTCAAAACTGCCCGCGTCTAAGTCGGTAATGATATACTCTGGCTGTGGCGTAACGGTGCGCTTAATAAGCGTATTGTTACGGTAAATTTGCACATCAAAGTACGTATAAGCAGACACCCAACTAATTTTCACATGGCCATCATCAAGGGCCGTGGCTGTTAACTCTGTTGGCGCTGCGACTTGGCGCGGGTTTGGTAGGTTTGAATCGGGGATTGGTGGGCGAACAACGCCACTTAACCAATTGTAAATGTACGGCTGGTGCTCTTTAAATGTGAGCTTATAATCGCCGTTATCTTGCAAGTTACTTTTGATTAATCGAAATGGCTTTTCATCCCACCCCAACTTTTTAACGGTGATCGGTACGATATCACCCACGGTGTACTGCAATGCAATAGGGCTTGCGGTTACAGTAAAGTTTAGTGATTCGCGACTAAGCATCGCAATCACACGGGCCATTTGGCGGGCTTCGTAGTAATTAGTACAGGCCGATACTTTAAAACGGTGTTCTAGCAATACGCCGTTATCTGCAGCAAGCCATTGCTGCTCTAGTTCGCTACCTTTTTCTGGGTAGATAGCATCTTGTTCAGAGTAAAGCGCTTCTTTATCGATGTATTCAACAATAACGCGGTTATAACGTTTGTTTTTGCCACCGCTGCTGTACTGGATCTTTGATTTAAAATCGCGTTCGCTCAGCCCTTCTGGTGTAACTGGCTCATCTTGCTCAATGATTAAGTGCAGTTGGCCATTGATGATAGGAATAATGCCACGCATGCTTTTACCAAGCAGCTCGACGTTATCGAGAATACTTTGCGCGGTGTCTATCACCTGGTTACAAGTAAACAGCTTTTGTGTTTCGCTAGCACCTTGATATTGAGGCACTAAAGTGTCGCACACTGTCGCAGCATCTTTAAACGACTGCAGGTAAATTTCACTGGCTGCTAATTCTTTACCGTAAATTTTGGCGGTTAAGTAATCATGCAAAATATACGCTGGGTTTTCGCTGTATTCGACAGCCCCTGTGTGTAGGTTTTTTACTTTTTTACCACGAATAATGGCCGTAAGATCAGGCACGCCAGTAAACGGCGCGTCGTCTGCAATGCTCCATTCAAGACGAATATACGAACAGGCTAAACCTTGCAGCTTATGATTTTTACTTGCAGCATCCCAACCGGCTTCTTTTAAATATGAGTATGTATAGTTACCCATGCCATTAGGGAAATGCACGGCATGAGCCCAGCGACCACCGTCTTTTGCGTCAAATTTGCTGTCGTTAATAGAGATTTTATTAAGCCAAAGATCTTCGACGCCATCGATGCCACCCTCACACCAGACAACGATAAGATGTAACAAGTCGTTTTTTACATCATCGCCATCGTCTGGGTTCGTTGTGTTCATAAACACAATTGTGCCGCCAACTTCACGCGTGCCATATACAACAGGTATATGATTTTCTGAGCTGGCCTTGGTTACGTTTGTGCCTTGGCCGCTGCGATCTGGCTCTGGGTTTAACCAGTTTAAAATTAATTTAGTTGTGAAGTGTCTTAACTTTGAGAATAAGCTCATTTTTGTTCCTGCTGCTCAGTCGCACCACGATTACCGCGCCCCGCCGAAGAAATGGCAGGGCTTTTACCTTCGCGACCCCAAGGAATATCGCTAATAACGCTGCCCGAAAACTCCATACCCATGTCGTTTGGGTAAAAAAGCTGTTGGGATTTATGAGTGGCTTTGCGGCCTCTAGCCGCTTCGAAGTCAGCCCAGATAGAGGCTGATTTTAGGGTGATATTGGCTGTTTTTTCTGATTCTTCGCCGCCCTTTTCAGCAATAAGCCCTTTGTAAATAACTTGCGTAAAGGCAATTTTTCCATCGCTGTTTAGCCATGCTTTTTCAACTGTAACGGGGGTGTTTAGCCAATTTTCAGAAAAAAAAAGCGCCGAAATGGCGCTATCAATTGCTTTTAAGGTGATGGGTACCTCACCCACCTTGGGGCTCCCCTGCTGCTCGGTTCGTATGCCCTCATCAGACCAATAGCCCTTTACGAATGTGGCACCGTTGTGCTTTAAGCTGGCACCGCTGTTTGTTGCTCTAAACGGGGTGGAAAAATGCACCGTAAGTAACAAAGCAGTGGTGTGTGGGCCTTTTAATAATTGTTTAAGTTCGGGATTTAAACTAATCATTAATGTATTCCTCAAACTCTACTTTAATTGCCACCTCGCGATCGGTGTCTGCACGGTGCTGTATGTCTTGATCATCGCTTTTAAGTTCAAGACTAAAATGCACATTGCTGCCCGATTTCATGGGTGTACCCGCTGGCACAGCAACACGTAAATTAGGCGTAAAACTTACCGTACCTTGCCCTACACCATTGGTGTTAAGCACTGCTGTTACCATGTAAGCTTTGGTGTGATTATCAAACTGAATGTAATCACCCGCTTTCAATGCACCAAGCACGTTGTTATTCATGGCATATAGCGCGGTGGTTGTATCGCCTTGTTCAGCACTGGTACGAACGAGCGCATTATCAGCACCGGCCCCCAACTGAGGGAGCGGGTTTTTCATTGTGCACACACCAAAGCGACCACCCATCGAGCAAATAAATGCATAAAGCGCCATGGCTCTTTCGTAATTAAGTTTTGGGGTGGTCATATCAAAGCCCCATCGATGACGATAAGCAATACGGTTTTTATTGCTAATACCGCCCAGTGTTGGGTCTGTTTGAGTGCTGTCTAAGCTGCGAATACGCAATTTTTGCGGCAATATAAATTGCTCTGGGAACGTTGCCATTGAACAGCCTTATTTTTATTAATGTGGAATATCGATAACGTCTTGCAGCTTTTGAGCGATGCGGTTTATGTTGTTGTCAAACCACTCTGTCATTGCGTCATTGGTGTTGTTTTCAATGTAAAATTTAGGGGAAATATGCACCTCGCGGGCACCAACGCCCTGATCATCATCGCCACTTCGGTTTGCAATGATCTCGTACATTCTGTCGAGTTTATCAACGCTTTCGTTTGTATAGACACGTTCGCCCTTGTCGAGTAACCACGTACCCTCGGTTGGTACCGCATCAATACCGCTGTGCGCCATACCAACCATGCCCGCAGAGATACCACCCACTGCCATGGCCATTGGTTGCGATACAGCAAGCGCAGCGGCCATTGCGCCAGGTGCTAAAATTGGGCCCACAATTGGAATAGCTGCAGTTGATGCAAAGGCATTTAGACCTGCCGTTAATGCCATTGCTTGTGCGCTGGTTGTCATTGTGGTGGCAGCACTGGTCGCAGTCGCTTTATTTAATAGCTTTTCTGTGGCCCATAGCGCTAAACGCTTTGCACCCATTTCAGCTAATGCGGCGATAGTAGAGCGCAGCACGCCGCGCATTACATCGCGCATTGAGTCAGCAAAGCTTTGCTGTGTCATAACAGCATTGGCAACTGACTCACCGACACCTTGTGTGAAGCGATCAAACGTATTGCCCCACATCGTATCGAAGTTTTCAGTTGTCAACTGCACTTGTTCTTGCAGCTGTGCTAAAAACCCTTGGTGTTGTTCTAGCTGCTCAGCCTGATAAAGCTCTGTTGCTTGCTTTGATAGCAAACGGTATTCATCATCTGTTAGTTTGCGGGCTGCATTGGCTTCTGCGTATTCATTTAATTGCACCTGCAGTTGGGCTTTTTCTTCTGTCCAATCGTTTTCGCGCATTAACTGACGAACAGCGTAATATTCTTGTGCTTGAGCAATTTGTGCTGCGTATGGGTTCGTTTGCTCTTTAGTTGGGGTATCATCCCCACCGCCTGTATTGCCACTGTTATAATTAAGACCACCTACATAGGTTTGAGCCAGTGAATCAAAGCGGGCTTTAACTTCTGCATACCATGCATCGATATTTTGCGCGGGGATAGGCTCTAGCATTAGCTCATGCAGTTTGGCCGTTGCTTCGCGGGCTTCAATATACGCTTGATTTGTTTGCGCTTCATCAAACAGCGTAATAGGTTCAAATGTGGTTAGCTCTCGCAGATCAGCCGCAAGTGTTGCCGCATCATCATTTAAGTAACCGGCTAAATCGAGGGCTTTTTGTAGCGGTAGAATAACTGTTTTTACCACCCCTTCGGCAAACGCCGTGTAAGCTTTACTCATGAGGTTTAACCCCTCAATAGTAAGTAGCTTTAAGCCCTGAAAACTGACTTTTAAACCTTGCCAAATAACTTGTATGCCACGCCAGGCATTACCAACGAACCCAGCACCTTTTACCAACACACCCACGGTGTCAGCTGCGTAACTCCCCATGCCGCCAACTTGCTTGGCGTTTTCTAGGAATAATTCAGCTAGTGAGCCTATAACGGGCGCGGCTTCTGTTGCCAAGTGCTGGCTAAAGCTGCCCCAGACAGACTCAGCGCGGGCAATATTATCATTGGCCATTTCGATTTTATTGGCATCAATACGGTTTAGGCTTAAGCCAAGTTGTTGCGCCTCATTGCGCATGGCATTTAACCCTGCGCTGCCACCTTCAAGCAGCTTAAGCATGCCAATGCCTGAACGCCCAAATAACTCGTAAGCGATACGTGTTCGCTCTGATTGGCTTGATACCTCTGATAATGCATCGGCTAAAATACCTAGTTGCTGATCAGGTTTGAGTTTATTTAGCTCATTTACATCTATTTTTAGCGCGTCGAGGGTATCTTTTAATGGGCCTGTACCTTTAAAAGCGGCGTCTGCTACTCGCCGTGTAAGGTTTTCTACACTTTTATCGAGGTCTTTAACGCTTAACCCAGACAAACCAGCTGCATGCCTTAATTCAGTCAAGGCGCTAGTTTGAATGCCGATACTGTCAGCATATTTTGCTGTTTGGTCGATCACAGTTGCTTGCTGTTTGTAGATAGCAAGCAAAGAGCCCACAACTAAACCCCCGGCAACAACGCCCGCTTTACCATATTTATTAATATTTTTGCGGGCGTTTTTTGAAAACTCTTGAAGACGTTTACTAGTGCGGGTTAGCTCTTTTCGTAGGGCAACACTGTTGCCGCCGATCATGACGTTTAAACTGGCGAGTGTACTCATTGACTTTGCGGCCCCATGAAATTAGCTAAGTAGGCGAGGGTTTCATCTTCTGATAGTTGTTTGCGTTTTGGTTTTTCTTTGTTTCTCAACAATTCAAAGGCATACAATTCAGCAAGTTGCTTGTGGGTTATTTGGCGTTCAAGTTCAAACGGGGTGCGACTTATTTTTTCAGCGTAAGCAAATAAGAAGCACCGCCACCCGTCAGACTCTAGTTTTTTTTCAGTTCTTCAATATCATTTTCGGTGATACTGTTTAGCTTCATTGCGGCGGAAAACAGCTTGTTGATTGGCGCCGCTGGCATGCTTGTCAGTTGTTCCAGATCATCTAAATTGAATAACTTGTTACCCTCTTCATCTTCAACAGTCATGATGACCATTAATGATTTCGCTGATGTGTCATCTTTAAACTGGCCATTAGGGTCGTATGCTAAGCGCTCAAATTCTTCACCTTCTTTCACTGTTAACGCTTTTACATACACATCACCAAGACCAGCAAGTGTCACTTTTTCACGGTGAAGAATGCCTAATTTTGCAAAGAAGTTTTTTTTATTAAGCTGCGTCATTTGTTATTTTCCCCCAAAAGTTAACGCCAATTTTACCTATCATGCGTAGGCTCTTTTCTTCGTCGATCTCACCAACGCCCCAGTCAGCAAACACTGCTTTAAAAGGAATGTGTTTGCCTGATTTGCCTATTTTCACTTGTAGCTCGCGCTCTTGATTATCATCAGCCGCTTTCGCACATTCGGCGTGACCAGGATCAGTGCCAGTATCATCTAGACGACATACAATTGAGCGTTCGCCACCATCTTTTTTACTGCTTGCGCCATATACCTGACCTTCGTCTGATAAAGTGGTGTCATTTTTTAACGTGCCATCAGCACTTAGCTTGCCGCCTAAACCGTCGAAGCCGATAACTTCAACAAAGTCAGTGCCGCCGAGTGGCTTGATCATTAATTTTGAGCCGTCAGGAAAAATCGGGTTCATGGTTGTTCTCCGTAGTGAAAATTAAAATCGATTATCTTGCGGTGAACATCAGGATCGCCACTGTAATCGGGTATGGTTTCTTTTTCTGATATTGAATTAATCGTTACGCCATCAAATGAACCTTGAATATTTCGTAAAAAATAGCGAAGTTCTTTGCTGAGTGAACTTACTTGCAATGGGTCACTTGATACTGAGCTAATTTGAACGCGAGCAACGCGCTGGCCATAGTCGCTTAATACGTCGTTTCGCCTATCGGTTACAATTTTCCAGCATAAGGCTGCATCTTTGTTCATTTCAGATATTTTGATGTGATAAACATTATCTAAAACAAGGCTTAAAATGCTGGGTATGGCCAGTTCTATCATGTCGATTGCCTTTTTAATGCTCGCTCAATGCCTTTTGCTAGCTCTACTTTCACTATGCTAACAACGCGAAATTCATTATTAATTAGGGCGGGGCGCACAAATGGCACGCCGACAATGCCCGGGTGCATCAAGTTATTTAATCCGTCTGGGTTTAAAATGTGCGGTTGCACACCAGTTTCTAACCAATAGGCGATAATAGGCGAAGGAATTAACGAACCAGCCGCAGCTTGAGCTTTTTTGTTGTGGTAAATCCCGACATAAGCAGCTGCGTCGAATATGCTGTGATCACCCTTTTTATTGATGGCTGTTTTAATTTTTGTTGACTCAGCCATTTGGCCTGTTTCTTTGCCAAACTTAGTGTTGGCATCACGGGTCATATCTTCATGAACAGGCTTAGCGGCTTTTCTTAATGCAGAGCGAAGTACTTTACCTTTTGTTTGGCCCTCTACTTTCTTAAGTGCTTTTTCAAGCTCTTTTAAACCGAGTACATCGCTTGTTATTTTCATGATTGAGCCAACTCTAAATCAAAAATAATGGTGTGATTTTCAAAGCCCACGTTAGTCGTGTCTTTCACTTCGTATTGTTGGCCGTTTAGCTCGACAACGTTAACGTTCATGAATGCTGCGCGATAATCGATAGCAAAACTGACTTGCGCCGTGCTTACTTCTTGCGTTTGGTGGTTAACAATACCGCCGCGCTGCTTTCTGTAACTGCCTTTTACACGACCAACTTTTGTTTTTTGTTCTTGTTTTCCAAGTGGGCCTTTAACTAATTGAGTAGAAAACAGAATTGCCCACGTACGTTTTTCGCTGGCAGTGAGTCGTTTTTTCATGGCTAACCTATCAATACACGTTTAAATTGCTTAATTGCCGTGGTGTAAGCGGGGTTTTTTGCCATGCTAGTGACAATTTCAACCTCGCGATTGCTGTCTAAGCTGCTGATTTGCAGTAAGCATGCTGTTTCTAGGTTAGCAAGCTGATAGATTTCTAATTCATCAAGGATGATTGGCGCCTCTGTACCTTCGGGAACATCAGCTGCAGTTTGATAAATTAATCGACCAATATCGCTACACACTAAACCAATTGCTTGGTTGATAAGGCGGGTTATGCGGGCATCTTCAAAATCATCAACTTGATCGATACCTAGTTGGTCTTTAGCGCGGGCAAGGTCAATTAACATAGGATTCTCATATAAAAAAGCCGACTAGAAGATCAGGGCTAGTCGGCTTTGACTCTCACGGTTTTGGATTTATTCGCTTACCAATTTAATTGGCGGGTTTTTAGTTTCAAGTAAGCGAGAAACTTCTTTCGGTAGCAACCCTACTACTTCACCTTTACGGTAGCCGTTGTGCGAATACAAAAACTCAACAGCCACGGTGCCGTTTTTGTTAGTTTTTAATTCGACTTTCGGCTGGTCACTATCTTTAGGGGCTTTTTTTGCCTGTTGATAGTATTCCCATGCAGCATCACGCTGCGCTGATGATGGTTTAGCTTTTTTTGACTTACCATTTTCATCTAGCATTTCTAGCTCTAAAGCATCACAGTTTGGTTTCTCTCCAAAATTGCCGTGATCGATAGCGATAACAAAAGGTAAAATTTCTTCGTCAGCGTTCGACAAATCAACAGTAGGTGTAAAACTTGCCAGAGCACTAGGAAGTACTGCGGCAAGCGTCGACATAATTTTTGCGTTAGACATACTTTTCTCCTAAGCCCAACTAAATATCAGCTGGGCTTATATAAAATTTATGGGGATAGTGTTTGTTTAGAAAGGAACGTTAGAACCCATCGCGATACCTTCAGGGTGACGACAGATAATGTCACTTGCGCCAACCAACTTAATAACAATTTCATTATTTGCATAGGCGCTTTGTAGATTGCCATCAGCGTCGTAATAACTAGCATCTTCACTGGTGCTAATTTCAAACGCTGGATCGTAACCAATAACCACATCATCAAAGGCTGTGAAGTATATTTCAGAGAAATCACCACCTACACCAAGGTTTGAAGGAACGTTTGTCGTATCTGCAACTGGATAGCGTTTCAACTGGCCTTTTTCCATTTCTGGATAGACTTTGTTGCCGTTTGCATCACGTAAACCATATAGCTTCATCCAAGTACGTGGTGACAAGATCCAGCCACATTTACGCATTTTAGAGTTGCTGTTTTTATGAGCTAAGATTAGCCCATCTAAGAACGCATCGATTACAGCTAGCTCAATATTCCCAGTGAAAGGGGTAACACGGCCCGACTCAGTTGCTAAGGTTAAAAGGCCTTTTGGCATATCATCAGTACCGTCACCACGCAAGAACGCTTTATCTTGACACTCAGCGTGTGCTGCTAACATATCGTCAAGTACAAATTGCTCTGCATCAATACCTGCACGACCTTTGAACTCTTTAGTAATTGGAACGATAGTCATTTGAGACTTAGCGTTCATTTTCACTGGGTCAGATTTAGGCTTGCTTGCATTAACTGGCTGACCTTCGCCACGGAACTTAGACGTTGCACCACCCGACTGTTTTGAGAAGGTAAGTTTACCGCGTGGTAAACTCGTTACACGCGCACCCATTTTTGCTACAACTAACTCAGGGCGTAATAACTCAATAAAGTCACGTGAGTATGCTTCTGGTACTAATGAACCGCCCGATTCAGCTGCAGTATTTAGAGCCATCGATACGTCTTTATCGCGAATTTCTGTATTAGCAAACTTAATAGCTTCGTCTAATTTATTGTTCGTTGCCATTAGAGCCAAAGCGATACGAGCAACTTTCGCGCCTTTATAATCTTCTGGTGCCGATTTAACGCTAATTGATGGTGCGTTGGCAGAGATACCATCACCACCTACAGCAGTTGATTGCTGAACAGCCAAGTTTTGAGCAGTTTCAGCACGGTTTAACTTTTCAGCTAAATTGGCATGATCTGCCTGCAGTTGTTTAAACTGCTCGATGTCTTCAGCGCAAAGCGAACCTTCGGTTTCTTCTTTAGCTGCTAACGCCTTAATTGCTGCGGTTTTTTCATTCATCGCAGCCTTGATTTGTACAATAGTCATAGTTTTACCTTTCTTTTTACATAAAAAAAGGCCGCAAAAGCGACCTTGGTTTGAACCCTGCCATCAAGGCAGTGCGATTAATTTATGTGGTGATAGTCCATAGCTGCAGCTTGAACACCAATTGTTTCCATCTTTTTGGGTGAGGATTGAATTAAACGCTTTGCAATTGTGTTTACTGCAGCATGAGGGTCACTTGATAATGTGTCGGCCAATTTCAAATCGATAGCCTCTTGGCCATTGAAGCAGTCGGCCTCTGTTGCTTGTACTTCATCAACAGACATATTCCGATACTTAGCAACAGCATTTATAAATTGCTGATAGGTCTTTTCAATGCCAGATTCAATGTGTTCTTTTTCTTCATCTGACATTTCAAGATCTGGATGCATAAAGACTTTCTTTGCACCGCGATAAAATGTGTGCATGATGACACCCATATCTTTGTAATAAGCCGAAATATCTAAGCGCTTTTGATATACACCAATTGAGCCTACACCGCCTGTTTCACTAATAATGATTTCGGTACAGGCTGAAGCAATCAAATAGGCAGCTGAATAAGCATTAAAATTGATAACAGCACGAATTGGCTTTTGCTTTTGCGCTTCATAAATATATGCGGCACATTCAAACGCGGCTTGCGCTGTACCCCCACCACTTTGAATATCAAGTACAATTTCTTTAATCTGGCTATCGTTCATTGCTTTTGATATTTGGTTTCGTAGTAGCTCGAAACTCATAATTTCAGAACATTCAGCTGTCATAGTTCCACGACGAGGCACCAAAATGCCATGCACAGCAATAACAGCCATTGAGCCATCTTTCTCTGGATCACCAAGCGGGATTACTCCCATTCTTTTAGCGCTTAGCTCTTGCTCTGAGTTATGTGCTGATTTCTCAGTACCAGCAATTCGAGCTGCAACGTATTGCGCAACGTTTTCGACTAGCTCCCCTTTAGCTAATAACGGGGTGTTAAATACCATTTCGGCAATATGCGGATAATTTAGTTGCGGCATAAAATACTCTCTATTTCTTGGCGTTGTTGCTCTGTTGTTTGGCTCATTCTTTCAGCGTTTGCTTTATCTTTTGCATCAAGCATGTTTAGGGGGGTTAGATATTCATCACCGCCAGGTATGGGCGGTAAATTTTCAAAACGGCGAATGTCGTTCGCTGATAAGAACCCCCATTGACGGCCAATCGCGTAAGACTCATAACGAGTTTTAAAATCACCACGCACTAACGAACTGAAATTAAACTCGATAAAATAATCTTTTCGTTCTTCAGGTAAGAGCAAGTCGCGATGCATTGCGCTTTCCCAACGCTTAAGCCATGGCATTAATGCAAAGACCAAAAAGTTTAAAGTCGTTTGCTCTACTGATTTATATGATTCACCTGCCGACTCGCCAAGCATTGATGGGGGAATGCCAAATAAACGGGCTATATCAAGCACACCCATTCTTCTGGCTTCTACCATTTGCGCATCGTTATTGGTCATTGCCATTTGTCTGTACGTCATACCTTCTTGCAGCATGGCGACTTTAAATGCCTTTCTTACACCACCTGAGTGTCGCGCAGTAAATGAATCTACAACATGATCAATGTCAGCTTGGGTGGTGAGTGATTCAGCATCTTTTGGACGCTCAATTACACCTGAAAGTGTGGTACCTTGAGAAAACACCGCGCTTGCATGTTGCTCTGTAGCAAGAGCCAAGCCTATTGCATCCGATGCAGTATGAATTGGGGAAACACCAGTAAAACCATTAAAACTAAATGCTTTTACATGGTGCATTAAGTCCATACCAACAACTTTGTTTTCGGTTAGCAGTCTGTAATACGGGAGTCCGTCACCACCTTCTAAAACTTGTACATTATCAGGGTGAACCCATATAAGCTCTGTAACTCGCATCTGCTCATCACGCTCTATTAGGGCATAATGATTACCATCTAGAGATAAAAATCCCATCCCTGACTCGAAATACTCAAATGATGTGTCTTTCTTGTTTGGTTGGTACTTTAGCACTGAAAATAAAGGATGGTCGGTTGCTTTCTTTCTGGTGCCATCTTCGTGATCTCGTTTAAACAACTCACATGGCAACTGTGCAACGCTTGTTGCAAGTAATGTTATCGCGCGATTTAGGGCGCTATTGCCCATAGCAGTTTTGCGATCAACATAAACACCACTAAAAGAAGAAGAACCGCCCCAGCCAAAACTATCGTTAAACGCCTTTTTTAAGGATGAGACACTAAACATGCCAGGTAAAAACATTACTTGTTACCTCTTTGCGCTTTAGCGCTGGCGATTGCTTTGGCAGCAAACCAACTATGAACAATAAGCAGCACTCCGCACGCAATGTATGCACCAGGAACTGATATTAACGACACACCATAAGTAATAGATGTAACACCAACCAAACCAACCAACATGCTGTATGTACTAATAAATAGTGATAATAAAAATGCGGTGATTTTTGCTATTGCAGCAATGAAAAATTGCGCTTTTCTTTTAATATTTAGCATCCGACTTTACCGCCCTTGTAGATTGATTCTTTTTTAGAGTCTGGTGATTTGA